CATGATTATGAACATCCAGATCAAACTTTTCATAAACTTTCATCATTTAGAGAACCATCAGGTTCTTATGATATGAATAAACCAAGAGAACAATTGGGTGGTAAAACATTAAATCATTATTTTGTGAAGCCTGATGGAACACATAATTTTAATCAATCGTAAGATATAAATTGGTGATAGTTTTTCTTGTGTCAGGAAAACTACCAAACCCCGCATACGCAGCCCATCCCACTTTTCGCGTATGGCGGAGGCAGCTATCTGTGGGTCTGCCTATTTGGTCAGCGTGGATGGATTTGAGCTTGGAGGATTAAAATAATTTTTAATTGCATTAGCAGCTTGTTTTCCATATTTAGCACCATAAATGGCCCCTGCACCAGTAGCTAATGGCTCAGTCACAGGAGCGGCTGGTCCACCTAGTGAACCTACAGCAGCACCTAAAGCAGCACCTGCAGCCCCACCCACTACTTTACCGGCTGTTGTGACGACATCATCGTCATCATCATCTTCATCAACTATTTTTTTTGTTTTAGCAAATTGTTTAAAACTTTTCATGTTGATCTCCATGTTTCAGTTTATTTATAAAACTAAAACTTGATTAGTGATAGTTTTTCTTGTGTCAGGAAAACTACCAAACCCCGCAGCGGCAGCCCATCCCACGTTTCGCCCTGGCGGTGGCGGGTACAATTTCCACTAGTGGGCCCGCCATATGTATTTATTGGTCCGGGCGGTAGGATTCAAACCTGCGACAAAGAGATTAAGAGTCTCCTGCTCTACCAACTGAGCTAAGTGTCCATTATAGTAAATTCTGAACTAGTACCATAAAACTTATCCAAGCCCATAAAGTATTAAATGCTACTAGTGTAGGCAATAACTTTTTATTACTTGCCCAAATTAGTGTCAAACTTGTTATTAGTGTAAAGAAATAAAGCCACCATAGTTGGATATTAAAAATCAAACCAGGTACAATGATGATTGCTTTAGTAAACCAACTAGCAAATTCTACAATGTTATAGTCTGTCCAGTATTCTTTAGTAAACCACATCTTGTAAGAGGATTTAATATTCTCTATACCAACACGTTTATATACTAATATAGTGCAAACAAGCCATATAGTAGTTGCAATTAATATCTTATCTAATGTCATTGGCACCTCTATATTTTGGTGGGGAGGGTTGGATTCGAACCAACTGCGTATCTATGTGCCGGATTTACAGTCCGGTGCCCATCCGCCATCTGAGCAGCCACCCCAAAAATTCACCGTCCAAATTCAAATTATATCTTCAAAGATACTACATAAAATCGAATTTCGGAGTCGGGTGCTTCCCTTCCTCAGCCATTGATCAGGTTGTATTAGGATGGCAAGATGGCCCTATCATCCATTAGTGCATGCGTCCATGCACGGTACCCTGTGTAGTATCCATGAAGAGACAACCGAAGTTGTCTCGTCGTAGTTAGATTGTCAAACAGCCATTTATTTATATTAGAATTCAGAGAATGTCTACAACACGACCATTTTGATCTACTGCACGAATACGATATTCTGGAAAGTTACGCTGCAGTGATTGCATCTCAGATAGAATACGCTGAGAGTTATTCTCAGTGGTGTGATAAGTACGCCACACACCAGATTTGTCTTGAGCTTGAATGTCTACCGAGTTCATCTTACTCTCCATTAACCACGACGACTTTGTGAACCAAGATTACTTGTATCTGAATCCGGACTAAAATACATAACCGGACCTTTATTATAAGCCACAGTAGTTCGCGATGCTTTTTCTAAGATAGCTTTTTGAACCTCGGGTGACTCTTTATGGAGGTTCTCCATGATACCATGGCGATACCCATTGCCGACAGTATTAGATAACATCGACATGTCGGTCTTATACTCGGGTATCTGATCTCGCCACTCACCACGAAAAGCTCTTTGAAGATCGCGCTGACTTTTATGAAGTCCTCGATCTTTAAGCCACTGCTCGTGCTTGGCGTTTGATGCGGCCAACTTCTTAGACTTTGATGGCTTGTGCTTTGTCTTGCCATTCGTAGTAAGGTACGGTCCAACCAGATGCATGCTCATATTTTTGATTCCTCGCTATAATATTAATATATACCAAGTTAAAAAATATGTCAACTAAATTATAATCTATCTATAGACCTGTTCTTAAACATTTTCTTGACGGTGTCTCTTATAACGTCGTCGAGTAATTTTTTGATCTCTTCTTTGGCGGGGTTATATCGATATTCTCTTATATTCATAACAGTCTTATAATTACAGTTATACTCTTCTGTATTCATCTCTTGGCGAGCATCGATCATCTTTTCTAAAGATATAATTAAGTTATCAATATTGTCCATCTTCTATAGCCCTCACGTCATCTACTATAACATACTTGAAATCTTTGTCAAGCTTATTGCTATAAGCGTCCATTAGTACTCTGATATCATATAGCTTCTTTGCAACTTTTCTAATTGTATTCCTACAGGCCTCGTCGTTGTGACCCTCTTCTAGGTCGACGAGCGCCGCCTCTAAGTTCTGATCTACAGAGTAGTCGACTAGGTATTTGATACCGTCCATGTCGCCCTCCTCCATCGGAGGGAACAAGAGGTTCTTAACTTTTTCTAGCTGTACCTCTGCTTCAGTCTTAGGCTTTTTTTGAAAGAACTTAATCATCATATTAAACATAATATAGAATCCTAGTTAGGTCTTCTTGCGACCTATGTTGTACTTTGTCACCAACTCCCACTCGTTCTTCTCTTTGTACGGAAGTATCTTTATCTGGCTCAGCGAGGTCTTAGGCTCATTACACATGTCCGTATCAACTATCTTTATTAGATCCCACTCTGCCAACAGATGTACTATCGTATTACGCCGTCCGATGTCCTCTTCACTGGTATTTGTTGGCTTTCCGTCCAAGGCAAATAGCTCTTTGAAGTGAACTATGTAGTACTTTCCCTGCTTGTGGAGGATGTGACAAGACTGATACAGCTTCTTCTCTTTACGAGAAGCCACGCCAATTCGAGTAAGCGTCTCCTTGATCTTTAAGAAGTCCTCTTCTTCGCCGATCTTCACTTCCACAAGTGTTTCGAGTATTGACATAGTAACCTCATTATTATTGTTATTATGTCAATATTTATTCTTTTAGAACTCTTTAGAGACCTGAAGCTCTTTCTTGATCCTCTTTAGTTGATCCTCGGACAAGATGGCCAGTGCTGACTTGGCCTTATCCCTACTGTAGCTAAAGAACTCTCTAACGGCCTCTATGTCGTCATCTTTGTCTTTTTTTGCCCACTTAGAGAACCGTTTACCCTTTCTAATTGACTTTAAAAAGTAGTCATATTGAAGCTTATTATCTAAGTTACTGCGTACGTTCATCTCTTGGGCGTATAGTAGTGTTTCTGGAAAGTATGAGAGTGCCTTATTTATTAGCCACGGCTTATATTCTTTCTGGTTGTCCTCGGTGATTATACCCTTCTTATCGAAGTTGATATCGTTGACGATGTCAAATGGGTTCATTTCTTAAACTCACACTCCATCATTATCTCTGTAAGACAGGCCATCAGGTTGATCTCGGGATCAGCCGCGAACGCTGCCTGATACTGATACTTACCGATGATGATTACTGCAGGCGGAACGCCGCGCGGTGTTAAGAAGTTGACGGCTGTATCATAGATCTTTCTAAAGACAGTACCTTGGTCGTTGTCGATGTTCTCGCCTACCCACTTACGAATTGCAGTAAAGTTCTTGTCGGCCAGCAAGCTAACAAGCTCGTCGAGTGTGGCCTGTCCAAAGTTCTGAAGCAGTCCAGAGTCAATAGCGCCTGTAGCAGAGTAGCGCTGTAGCTCGTTTAGTACACGACGCCAGTCAGGGAAGTGCTTCTTGATGACCTCGGCAACGACCGCCTTATCGAAGGTAACGTTCTCGGTCGTTAGGATATTCTCTACACGCTTGAAGAACTGACCGGCTAACTTAGCCATGTCAGACTTACTGATCTTAAAGTCTACAACGGAACACCGAGAGTGAAGCGGTTCAATGATCCTGTTTTTGAAATTACACGTGAGGATAAAGCCACAGTTCCTTGAGAACTCTTCCATGAAGTTACGTAGAGCAGGCTGAGTCGAGTTTGCATTGAGATAGTCAGCCTCGTCGAGGATGACATACTTTCTGCCTCCGCTAAGTGATACAGAGGACGCGAAGTTGAGGATGTCATTTCTGAGTGTGTCGATGTTGCCATTCATAGATCCGTTAATAATAATGTAGTCACAGCCTAGTTGCTCGAGCATAGCCCGAGCAACCGTTGTCTTGCCGACGCCAGCACTACCAGCAAGAATGAGGTTAGGGATATTACCCTGATCCACAAACTGCTGGAAAGTAGCCTTAAGTTCGGCCGGAAGGATAGTATCGGCGATAGTCTTAGGGCGATATTTCTCGACCCATAGAAAATCTTCTCTCATCTAAAATTCCTATCAGTTAAATGTTGATGATGATTCGTTAGCAATCCAATACTCAAGCTCTGGGGCCTTAAAGTGAGCAAACCCCTTCGTAGAGAGGTCGACCTTGTACTCATTAGTGATCGTCTTAGACAGAACGCCAAAGTACTCTGGCTTAAACACTGCGTTAAAGGTACGATCTGTTGTACCGAGCGATACGCTATAAGTATCACCTAATGCGTTCGACATGTCAACTGCCTTGATCGTGAGGTTAGTGCCGTCACCGCTGACTGAGATCTCAGACAGGTTAAGAATACCTAGAGCGCGTTCGATCTCTTTAATGATCTCTACACTAAGGGTAAACTTAATCTCTCCCTCTGGAAAGTTAGGGTCTTTTGTAATAGGCATAGGGATCGTCGACTCTTCAGCGATAGTGTAGTTAGCGTTCTTATTATTAGAACTATCTTGAATAGTAATAAAACGATCGTGTACGCTGATAGTTGGTTCGTTAAATAGCGACATAGTATTCAAGAAGCGACTTAGACTATAGACTGCAAACCTCTTGGTAAAGTTAACAGGAACCTTAGCAGTAGCAAAGATGTTCTTGAGTGGAGACACCGTAGTGATGGTGTCTCCCTCTTTGAACAACATGGACGGATTGATTAAAGAAAAACTCTTTAGTACATTAACCGTCTTCGTATCAAACTTCACGTTATCCATAATATATTGTACTCCTTACTTCTTTTTCTTCTTCAAGGCTTCAGGATCGGCCGTAGCAGAGGCCCCGATCTGTGCTAGATCGGCGAGCGATCCACCAAAGATATACGAGCCAACGTGCTGTAGCTTCATCCATGGGCAGAACCACGTCGCGAGTCCGATCTCTTGAACCTTCTGACAGAACCAGTAGTCCTCAGAGAGATAGCGCTTCGACTTAGGATCGATCTCAGCTTGGAAGAACTGCATGATCTCGCGCGAGCCGTCAAACGCCTCTGTGCGAACGTGGTCAGGGCGATAGCTGTACTGGGGATAAGCCTCGACAAACTTCTTACAAGAGTCCTTAGTGATCATCATAAAGCCGGTACCGATCTCAAGGACCTCACATGGCTCGCCGATGGCGATCGAGCCGGTATTCTGCTTAGGGTTGAACACGTAGTCGCCGACGTACTTGTCGAGGTTGCCTGGATCCTCGTCTGCAAGACCCTTATCAACCGCGAGCTTGATCTTCTCCCAGCTGATGCACTTCTTAGGGTACGGCCCGCCGATGATATTGTACTTGTCTGGCTCTTGCGCCTGAAGCGCCATGAGTGCAATGACGTCGTGTGGGTTGAACCCGATGTCCGAGTCGATGAACATAAGGTGCTCTGCCTCAGAGCGCATGAACTCATCGACGCAGTAGTTACGCGCGCGAGTGATCAGCGACTCGTTGAAGAGGAAGTAGAGTTGAAGTGGGATACCATAGTTTGTGCAGAGCGCCGAGAGGTCGGCGATCGACTTCGTAAACATACCTGCACAGGCGCCCCCGTACATAGGTGTGGCGAGGAACAGCTTACGCTTACGAAGGTCCTCGATCGGAATATTAATTTCCATTATTTAGTCTCCTTGTCATGTACATGCAATTGTATAATAGCATAGTGAATCACTTTCATTAGATCTTTTCTCCAGTCGGCAGGAGAACCCTTCTTACCATAACGCTGGGCATACTTCATGACGTTGCCCATACAGAAGCCTGTACCGTGGCCAGAATCAATAATAAACTCTGTGGCTTGAAACTTATTCTGCGAGTAATGCTCGCCGTACGTATTATTAATATACGCTAAAACCTCGCTGATGTACATACTTTCATTGTACTTATATTCAATATTTTTAGATGCGTCTACCTTTGTTATATTAAAAGCCATGTTGATATCTGTCTCTACGTATCCTTCTTTAGGTCCAGTAGAATACATATTAGGCCCTGTAGGTCCGTTAGCACCTACAGATCCAAACATCGGCATGTCAAGCGTATTAATATCATCGGCCGTTAGCGCACCTATAGCACCATCTTTAAAATAATCCATCCCACCCTCCATATTAAAAGAAACTCTCAAGACTCATGGCTGCTGAATTATACTCGTGCGTCTGAGATAAATTACTCTGGTATATGTAGTCAGTATCGAGCTCTTCTAGCTCGCCGTTAATCCACTTTTTAATCTCGCCGGCCATATCGGCCGCCGTTTGGACTGGTACATTCTGACATATATGATTGACGTTCTTCTTAGGATCTATAAGTTCAAAGTTATCAGGCAGTCCCATGATCGTCATGGCCTCTCTATAGTTTATGTATCTGTCTTCTATAGGATGTGTTAAACTCGTAGGGTAGTGACCTACAAAAGCTCCAATATAATCTTTAGGAACAATGGTCCCCCTCCTCATAATAGATAAACCTCTTGATAGCTTATCGGCTTTGTACTCGCACTTCTTAACTTGTTTTTCAAATCCATTGATCTTCATCCACTCTGCCACTTCTAGATAGTTGATACCGCGCTTTTCAATATAGGCTTGCGTATCATTATCGTGTGTTCCCGAGGCTTTCATCAAAGCAGCAAACTCTCTATGAGTTAGACCACCGTGAATATGTTCAAGCACGTACTTATAATATGGATCTTGAGATGGTATTTTAGAGTTAATGGTCTCTCTCTGAGTATTACCTAGGGCACCTAAGATTACATCTTCGATCTTTTTATGTGGGCGATTGAAGTACGATAGCAGAGGTGTTTTATCGCCTTTCCAGAAGAAGTAAAAAGATCTATTACGCACCTGTGGACCACCATGAAGTATGGTCTTGGTACGATACACGGTCATGGTGTACCCATTTTCTTTCCCGATCTGTCGCAGCTGATTACGAACTTTATCACCGATCTTACCAGCAAATCCTGGAGCGTTCTCACCCCAAAGTACTTTGGGCTGCATCTCTTCGAGCACAAATTTTGTGGTATCAATCATCCACTTGTTATTCTGATTGTCGTCGCCGTATCCGTGTGACAGCTGAGACAGCCCAGCACATGGACAAACGGATCCAATAACATCGACTTTATGATCTGGTCTATGACCTTTGTCGAGGACATAGTATGGAACTTCATTGTTGTAGTGATTAACGATGTGCTGATCATTCTGCCAAAAAGCTTCATAGGACATCAGGTAGTCTGGTCTAGATCCAAAAGCTTGCTCTTGACCGATCGTCTCGCCTCCAATTAAAGGTACGATAGTTGCGTGTTTAATCATTTTATATCCTTAAAAGAACGTTGATAGATCTGGAATAGAAGCTTTAAAGTCGCTTGCTACTCTTGCGCGCGATCCCTCGCCTTTAAATACATTAACTGTCTCTAATTTTATTTCTGAAAATCCAAGTGGGATAGGGTGATCTTTAAGAATATTATCGGCGTATTTCGCCAACTCTCTATTATTATAGACATTATATAATACTTCAAGATCAGAGTCAAATTTATTATAGTCTTTACCGGCCTTTAATATACCGTCGAACATCGCCGGCAGTACGATCTTAGAATCAAACTCGGCGCTGACGAAGTTTAAACCGGCCTCTTGATACTGTTTCTGCTTGATGGGGTTACCGGCGATATCTAAGATAGTATCGACGGTCTCATCAAGATTTTCACGATCGCTCCAGACTGCTAGGTTGTCGACGGAGTCAAAGCTCTTACCATCGTCGGTAAAATTATTTCTTCCATAGTCAACGTCGAATACAGGTATGGTCCCAAGCCCAATCATCTCGATCTGCGTATACTCCATACGATCGCCGTAGTTATTTTTATCTTTTAGCAAGCGATAGAACGAGGCGCCGAACATAGACTCTGCCATGATACGCATACCTTCGTTATACTTGTAAGGACCCATCGTTACTGTTTTAGTAGGGTCTTGAAGAACTTTAGGTGGGTACACGCAGTACGTATAGAACTCACACAGAGGATGATCTAAGATATCTACTCGCGCACCTATCGACTTCTCAATTCCAATAATCAAAGTATCAAAGCTTGAGTCTTTCTGACGAAAGTGTGGTGTCATGTCAAGGATGCGACGCGGATCTTTCATGGTTGTCCAACGACCCATATAAGTTAGTCTCTTCTTCTTATCAGACTCATACTTCTCGCCGGTTTTCTGTAGCTCAGATATATCAGTCCATAACTTAAATCGACGTGTACGCTCACCAAGAATTTTGCTCGGGAATAACTTAGAGAAACCGGTAGAGAAGAACGTTTTTGTAGAGAAGTTCATAACAACATCGCACCAGTTTAAGATCAAGAACAGTATAGGGATTCGATCTATATTGTTCTTGCTGATCTCGTGCATCATCCCGACTATGATAGGCTTATCAAGCTTCTTTACAAAATTATTATAGAAACTCATTATGGTATTAGACTCGTGCTTGATCGATGGGTACGAGTTTAATATTACTATATCATAGTTACTATTGATATGATCGGCGTGATTTTTAAAATCTTGAGGTATCATTCCGATATAGTTACTCGTATCGCCATGAAACTTTGCACGATGAAATTTTCTCTCATCTACGTGATAAGAGTCACATACGTGGCCATTTTGTTTAGCCCAGTTTGTCATCTCAACGCCTCCGCGCTGAACGCCACACCCGTCTAGTCCTTTGCCGTAGATGATCGCTATCTTCATTTCTTACCCTTTGCAACTCTATCACGTAGCTCGGTCGTCGAGAACGAGTGCCTACGCTTGTTGTAGTGTATAGGACACAGTCCCTTACCCGTATGATCTTTACCCTCGTACTCCTCACCAACAACCCTTATGTCAGGGTTGATCGTAAGAACCAAGTCTACGATGTCTTGCTCTTTCTCGAATGGGATGATCTCATCGACATATTTACACGCAGAGACTTGAAGATATCTTTCTATGACCGTCTGTATCGGTTTATTCTTTGAGTCAGGACGATCCACAGTAGGATCTACGAGCAACCCAACGATGAGGTAGTCACACATCTCTTTTGCTTCTTGAAGCATAACGACGTGACCACTGTGAAATAAGTCAAAAGTACTACAAGTAAACCCGATGATAGGCTTTCTTCCTAGTTTCTCTCTTAACTCAACTCGATCTAAAAACATGGCGATACATCTTCTCTAAACAACTTGTCAATTATATCACGTACTAAATCTTTTTCAAACTTATTCTTTTTATACTTCAGCATGCGGATATAGTGAATCATCTCACATAGCTTACCATATATGATCTCATCTAAAGTTAGTAGGCTCTCGAACTCTTCCAGTAACTTAGGTTTATTTATGCGTGATTTAGAATTTCCAAACACGCTCTCATAATCAAAGTGAAGTGACTGATATACTTTACCGATATCAAGTAGATATGACGTATAGAGACCTGCCGGTGTGTTAGGATCAATGAAGTAAACTTCGCCGTATCTATTTACTATTGCGTTCTCAAAAGTCATATCCCCATGACAGAAGCTAGCAGATTTTGTCATGTACTCGGATACAAAATCACTTGTTATGATCTTAAGTATCTCTTGCTCGTGCGGTATGGCGTTAATAGAAAGGTGAGTTTTAATCCTATCCACCATCGTGTTCCAATCACTGCTGATTGCCGGTAGATCGCCTATCAAATTTATAGTCTCCTTAACAGTGATAAGGTCGTCTCCGGTACAGCAATTATTGAGAGACATGCCTTCGATGTACTCCATATCCAGCGTATCGTTATAGTTAGACATGACTCTAGGTACGCGGATATTGGGTTGTTTATTTGCTATTGTCTTATACCAAAGGGCTTGCTCGCGAGCATTCGGTGCGTTCTTGATAACACGGTTATTAAAGATCTCGATCTCTGCACCGGACCCTCCGATGATGCGCTCGAACCTAGCGCTTGAAAACTCATCAGGACGCATGGCTTTGTCGTCGATGTACGCGAGCGCAAGTGGCTTACCAAACAAAAGCTCGTGATACTTTACGTTGTTCTTCTTAAGCCAAATACGAAGTGCTGGACCCCTCGAAGCCTCTGCAAGCGCAGGATCGTTGTCGCACGAGAGCATACCTCTGGCCGTGTGTAAGATTATCTTCCACCCAGAGTCATACATCTCGTTTATCTTTGCGATAACGTCCGTGTGCGGTATCGCGTTTGCATAGTCGCGATCTATGTGTGTCGAGATCGTGTCGTCGACATCCACCACTATAGACTTCTCAAACATTCAAATATTCCTCACATAACAAAAGCATCTCATCTTCATAGGCTTTATCGTTTAGCTTTCTATTTAGCCCAGAAGGGTGTGGAAGTATAAAGTGCTCGACATTTATTTTTTCTAAAGCTTTAGACACAAAGTTACCGAGTGCTATTACTTTCTCATGCCCAACGGTACAAGCGGCCAAGATATCATAGTCGATATCTTTGTGTGAGTACTTACCCTGATTTGGTATGCAGTTTGTAAATGCAAAGATATCTAACCCAAGCCGATCTGCCCACGCTGGAAGTCTCCTCCAGGTGGTGCTTCGATCAGCTTTAAGATTTGATGGATTAATCCCTACTATCAAGACGCGCTGAGACACCTGCTTCTTGGAAGATAGCCGAGGTAACTTTAAACGAGTCTCTCCACTTGTCGTTGATCTCTTCTGGGCAGCACATGAAGACTCGCTTGATGCCGACTTGGACAACACCTTTGGCGCACTCCGAGCAGACTGGTAGTCCATAGACGTAGAGGTCAGCATCTTTTAAACTCACTCCATTGAGCGTTGCATTGTATATACAGTTCATCTCTGCGTGAACTACAAACTTATACTTCTCTTCACGATTGATAAGACGCTCATATGAGTCCTTAATACCGCGAGGGAAACCGTTGTATCCCTGCGAAAGGATCTGGCCATCGCGACCTACAGCCACAGCTCCGACTTTGGTGCTTGGGTCTTTAGACCAACTAGCAATGTGCTTAGCTAGATCTAGATACTTGTTCATCCAGCTCTCAGAAAAGCTGTCTGGCTTACGAGGAAGCCACGTATCAGAGAACGAGGTCAAAGTGTCGCTCATATACGTGAAGGGATCCGACGTTCCAGTGAATATCTCCCATGTCTAATCCTAGATCGCTCGACAGTTCGTTCAATACATTCTCTTGCCAAGCGAAGTCGTTCTTATAGCCATACACGACGTCGTTTGATCTCATCTGAACGACGGCGTCAAGCTTGTTATTGCGAATAAGATACTGCACAGAGTTAGTGCACATGAAGTCTGACCTGCCATTGAGGTTATAGTCATACTGCATAGAAGGTCGCGTATATATCATTATAGCTCGACGCGAGAACGGATTGTTCTTTAACTCATTTAAACAGCTTGAGTATTGATAGCCGTTATCTTTACTGTATATACACCAGCCATAGTTCGAGTTAACATAGCCATCGGAGTCTGCAACTTGCTTCCAGATAGCCGGCGGTCCGCCTCGGATATCATTTACATTCAAAGACTGTAGCTTATACCACTCGATCTCGCGCATCACGTAGTCATAGTTGACGGTGCCAAAGATCGCGGGCTTATCTGCAATGAACGACGCGTTGATGATCTCGAGCATCTTAACGCCTGTCTTATCGATGACGTACATCTCACGCTCTTTAAGAAGTTTAAATGACTCACGAACATTATCGATATCATTACGGGTGTGTAGCATCACTTGATCTTTCTATTTAAGAAGTCACGATCGGGCTGCTGACCATCAACTTTGCCGCGCGAGTATGCGACATAGAACGAAGAGTAGTTTATGAGGTCTTTGGCCGAGTCTTCAAGCGACTCATAGTTAGGTTTGTACGTTGGATCGTTCTGCATGGCCTCCATGACTGAACGCATGCGAAGCAACTTTGCGTGCATGATCTCGAGGATGGTCAAGCACCCCGTTGGGTAGTAGTCGGCCTGTCGTATGGTTGAGTTTGGGTTCTGATAATCTCGAGACTTCTTACTTTGAAGATCAATGCACTCTTGAAGCACTTTAATTGACTCACGATCTGTCATACTGCTCTCCAGCTTGTTTCCAATAGTCTTCGATAACTGCTTTTTCATGTACCACCTTTAATTGTTTTAATATATCGTATTGTTGTACTATTGTCAAGGCGCTATAAAGCTCAATTATCTCGTACTCATCACCATCTTTACCGGCAGACGCCTCTTTCCACCCAAATCGATATCCGCATAACTTTTCTGTCTCACTGTGGATCTTATTTTCAAGCTCCGTCTCGTTCCCTGGCTCTACGAGTAGAAGTCGAACAAACACGTCATTTGGCGCAATGTTGTTCTGTCGAATATACTTACAGACGTTGTGGCCACCGCCGCGAATAGAATAAGTACGAGAGTGGATACTCTTGCTCTTACCGGTATACCCGATCAGTGGATGGATGATAGAGTCACCTATCTCGACGATGTCTTTGTTGAGTGCTATCTGATATATCCCGACCTCTCCCTCTCCCTCGACGCGTTCGTTATATAGTCTTGTTTTTGTAGATGGGATAGAAACTACAGGGCGCCAATCGGTTTTAATTGTAATCAAGTTATCTATCATACGGCCTCACGATAAAAAGCGTGGCCGTCGATTGCGGCCGATTTGTGGTTATAATAAAAATCTTTGCTAAAGCCAGACATGGTGCAGTAGCGCCTAAAGTTCTTGGCCTCACACACCAAGAAAAATAGAACGTTATACGCCGAGTCTGTCTGGTGTAATTTACCGGATATAAAGTAGTCTATAATATCTTTGTTCTTTAGCATCGTCTCGATGCTCGGTGGCTTGAATGTAAAGTACTTCTTTGACCATCGCTTACACTCAAAAGTCTTTCCATTCTCTGGATCAAACACGTCGTACGCATATGAGAATCGATCTGTATGATCGAACTCGAGAGGGTTCATCTGCATTCCCGTTACTTGTGCGAGTGCGTACTCAAGGACCATCTGCTCTACGCTGTGAAACACGTTCTCATAGCTTCTTCCGTTATAGTTCCTGAAAGGACAGTTGTATATCGACTCGGCTATAGAATTGAAGCGATCCATAAGCTCCGATGTTTTCTCTATCTTTATAGGCTTAGGTGTAAGAATAACATCGGCGTAGTCTTTTAAAGTTTTCATTCTTTATATACTCTGCCAAAAAGCCCTACGTTATTATTGTGAGATGGCGCCTCCCACCCTTCAGGCTTGATTAAGTCAGGAAGTCCAAGTGGGTTAGGGCGTGACTGCTTGACACCAACTTTCTTACTCATGTTAGCCTTAAGCACTTTATCCCAAGCCATCTCGATGTCGACGTCCATTGCGTCGAGGGTGCCGATGGCGACTACGCAGAGATCGATCAGCGCGTCGACAGCCTCATCGGCCGTGTCGGCCTCAAGAAGCTCAGTCATCTCTTCTTCAAGAAACTTATAACGAAACTCAAGCAGCTTTGCCAGCATGTCATCGTCAAAAGTTTCAACTACCTTATGCACTCCATAGTGCTTGTGCATCTTATAGATATCGTCTACCCAATCTTTACTCATGTATCCACTCCGGCGCTTCGCGCTTTTTCCAACTGTGAAGGTTTGCTTTTCCAACTTTATAGTAATTTCTATAGTTTATTATGGGGTCTTGACTGATGATATACTTGTCGTCCATACACGACGGCATCTCTGTCCACTCCCAATCTTTTAGATTGAACGGTGGTGCTTGAAGATCAATTGCGAGCATAGTACAGGCGTGCTTCTTCTCATATCGATACGTGTACTCGTCTAACAAAGCAAACAAGTGATCCGATAGCCAGGTATAGTTCTCTACGGATTGACGACACCATACTGCAGACGGATGATTAATGTGAGTTGCTTTGTACATCACGTCCTCACGACTGTCAACCAGCATCCAGCGCTTAATACGCCTTCCGCTTGTTACGTCGATATACTCTACGCCATCAAGTACTCGATGCGCGGTGGACAACAGCTGTGCGGACTCGAGGATCATCTTAACGACGTGCTTATCGACCATTGACTGTGCTGCGGTGATTGGATTTTTATCGACATAAAAGATATTAATGGTAGCCTCCTATGATATTTAAACATGGTACCATATGATATAATCTATGTAAACTATTATTTTTTCCAGCGTTTAAATCCAAGATCACGATGATACTTGTTAGCTTTATTATAGAATAAAACACCGTCGAGTTGATCTACAGCGCCTTGAAATGCGCGGGCGGTTATACCCGTAAACGTATCGGTCCTTGTCTCTCCATTAGGTGTTTGAAACCTAACTTTGATCTTCATAGGTCTCTTTACTTTAATAAGAAGCTTTGGAAACGTTATTGAGCTCTCTTCAAGTAATACACTTTCGGTAGATACATCTACTATACGTGGGTTAAAGCAGACAAAGTTCTCAGGAGAACCGCGAAGGGCAAAGACGCGATGCGGTAAGCCGACTTGATTTCCGGTCAGTACTATGCCATTGTGTTCGTACATCAACTTAACCATGTCTTTTGCCAGCTCTATTGGATCGATAAGAGGATTATCAAAGTCAAACTTCTCACACTCTTTTTTTAAGATAGGATCATCGCCATCAACTAATTTCATCTGCTGGGTCCTTTGTGGTTAGAGTAACTCTCTTACTAGTATCATCGACCTCCCACCATAGAGCCGTACTATCTGTCCATCCCATAGTTTCTAAAAGATCTTCTGGCAACTCAATAAAAAGCTCACCGTTCTCATCTTCTTTTACAACCGTAAACCAATTTGTTTTCATGTTATGATCCTACTAAAGTTTTGTGTTTTTTCAAACTTAATTGTATTCTCAAACTTGTCACCGATCTGATCTGACTTATGACTAATGATAAAGGTGTTGGTCCCAGCCGTCAGTTGATTTAGTATCTTTAAGAACTCTTCAATACCCGTAGAGTCAAGTGAACTATCAAATACTTCGTCCATTATGAGAATATTAGTATTAATAGAGTTACGAAGTTTAGCAACAGCTCTCCAAGTAAACAATATTGCAAGATTAATACGCATCTTCTCACCTTCACTAAAGGAAGCGTAGCTAAACTCATCCCTAAATCTTGACTTGATTGTTTCATTAAATTCTTCATCGAGGTTGAACTGCACGACGAACTCGAGCGATGCTAAGTACTTATTGATAAGTTTATTGATTACTGGAATGTACTGCTTAATAATGATTGACTTAATACCACCGTCTTTTAATAAAGATGACGCGGCCGTAAGAATAACTTTCTCGTCTTCTAGATCTTTTAAGTTATTTGTAGCTGTAGACAACTGCCCTTGCATATTAATCAGTACATTTTGATCTACACCAACAGTTTTAGTTTCTATTGATACTATATCTCCCTCTAGCTCGGCGATATAAGAGTTAAGAGATTCTATTTTTGTTTTGATGCGATGACATTGAAAGTTCTTGTCATTGATGCTGGCGTGTACCTCTGATATATCAGATATCTTCTTACTTACTTTATTGTATTCTTCTTGCAGCTGAACCAAACCATCTTTAATATCACCTATCTTTGCCTGCTTAGTATCGATCGCCTCAGCTTTAAAAACAGTATTAATCTGCTGAGTGCATGTAGGACAGTTATCGTACTCGTGAAAGAACTTAACGTCTTTATTAAGGATGTCCAAGTTGGCTTCAATTCTTTGCTTTAAGGCACCAAGTTGGTTCATCTTCTTTGATATGGATGGCTCGTCAGCTATGGTATCTTGGAGCTCTTTAATCGATGTGGATATATCTTGGTAATCTTTATTGAGGCTATTAATACTTTGATTAGTTGTGGTGATGCGATCCATCTTCTCTTTAATCATAAAGTCGTTGGTGTTTTGCACCTGCTTTAAGTGCTCACTTATGATGCTCATCTTCTCGTTGATAAGTTTTTTCTCACTTTGAGCCTCAATGATTGCGTCTTTATTAATTACTACTTTATCTTTTAAAAGAGCGTTCATCGTAGTAAAGATTTGAAGGTCTAAAAGATCTTCAATGATCTCACGTCTTTGACCCATGGGAAGCTGCATAAAAGGTTGAAACGTTGCAGACCCAAGAACTACAACTTGAGAAAAAGACTTGTGATTGATCTTTAATATCTGCTTCTCAAGTATCTCTTGATAGTCTTTCATCTCTGCCGTTTGATTTATAAGGATATCGTTCTGATAAACTTCAAATATATTTGGCTTCATACCACGAACAATCTTATAACTGTGTGGATGAATATCAAACTCTACTTCAACCACCGCATCTTTCTTGGTGATAGAGTTAACGAGTTGCGGCTTGTTAACTTTTCTAAACGGCTTGCTAAAAAGTGCATACGATAGAGCGTCGAGAACAGTAGACTTTCCTGCACCGTTCTCGCCAACTATAAGTGTCGTGTTGCTCTTATTAAGCTCTATCTCAGTAAATACGTTTCCAGTAGATAGAAAGTTTTTCCATCTAATCTTCTTAAAGATTATCATGCTACGTTCAACGCCTCATTGTATATGTCTATTATAGTAGATTCGAGTTTGGCTTTGTTCACGCCGGCTGAACTTATCTGATCGATATACTTTTTAAATATGTCGATGGTAGACTCGGCCTCATTAATTATATTGTCGTCTGTCTCAAGATCTAGATTAAGATTATCTTCAACAATCTGTAAGTTTAGTAACCCATGGTGCTCAAGAAGCTCTATGTACTTATCAAACATGTATGGGTTTGTTTTATTCTTAACAATAACTTTTATGATCTTTCCAGAATAATCTACATCACGGTCAAGGTCAACGACACCATTAGAGTCATCGTACCATAACTTAAGAAACATCTTATATGGATTTTCGACGAATGTCAACTCTAGTGTGTCAGTATCCAGTATATGAAAGCCCCTAGGGTCATCATAATCAGACCACGTGAACTCAGCATGGCTGCCAAGATAGCTAATATTACCGACGGTAGAACGATGATGATAGTGCCCACTGCATACAAGGTCAAAACGACCAAACAAACTAGGATCGTCTCCATGAGTAGCCACACTGCCTCGAAACATCTCGAAGCCCTGTAGCTCCAGGTGTCCCATAACTGCTTTTGCTTTGGTTGTCCTGATCGCATTTAATGTCTCCTCGCGATTCTCATCATTTATCCATGGAAGGAATAATACAACGGTTCCACCTAAAATTGCTATCTCGGACGGTTTGGTATATATCTCTATGTTGTCATACTTGTCTGCGACCATCTCTTGCAGGGCGTTGACGCTGTTTGTATTCTTATAGAAAACATCGTGGTTGCCAACGATGATCTTCATGCTGATATTGTTGTGCCATAGCTTCTCTAAGAAGTCTTCCCTGAGGCGCTTGGCAGTGAGAAAATTAATGTATTTGCGGCGATCAACCAAGTCGCCCAAATGCCACACATCGCTGATCCCATCACGAAGTAGGGTAGGGAAGAATACATCATCGAGGAAACGCTTGGTGTTGTCGAGGAACGCTGTGCTGTCATTGCGGATTCCCCAGTGTGTGTCCGTTATCAGTGCTACCTTCATTAACCATCTCCAACTTCTTTTTCTTCTCAAGTTTAGCTGCTTCTATCTTATCTTCAAACGACCTGATCACGTTGTCGGTGTGCTCGTTCGTGTTCATAACGGCGCCGTCCATGTGGTCCTCCATTAAGAACGTATTCTGATAGTTCTTGTGCTTGATATACGACTGCTTCTTCTCCATCGTGATCCTTCTAATAAACGCGTTCCAAGCAATCTGTGTAAAGTAAGCAAACGGGTTTATTGACTTGGCAGGATCAAAGTTATGAACGGCGGCAACACAGTTCTCTATACCATCTGATATCATGTCATCTCTATAAGAGTAGTTCATAAAGTTAGGCTTTGTAGAAAGTTTCTTACAAATTAGCATCAAGCACTCACCAACGTATCGTGGAATCTGAGGTTTCTTTCTTTGCTCCTCTTCAGCCAACTTACAAGCGTCTTTATACTTGACCATCTCTTCATACATGGTCTTGTTATTGACGTAGTGCTTCTTTGGCTTTGCTAATTTGACTGACATGTTATACCTCTATTTTTACAGTATATGTTTTATACTTAAATTGCTCTCCAATATAGATCTTAATTCTCTCTGCAAAGTGTTTAAGTGTTGTGTTCTGCTTCTTCTTCCAGGTGAGGTCATCGGCTATATCGTAAAGAGTAGCCATATCTTTATCCTCTGCAGTCCTTAGAGCTCTACCGATAGACTGTAGATTTCTAACACGTGACTTAGAAGGAGAACTAAAGATGATATTGTGAAGTTTCTTTATATTGACGCCTGTTGAGAACGTCCCATAGCTTGCAACTATAATACAGTTATCTTCTGTCTCTACTAACTTTCTGATCTCTTCACGATCTTGTCCATCAACGCTCCCGGCAACATAAAAAACTTTGCGACCTGTTTTTGAAAGATCATCATATAATACCTTACCATGTTTTTCAACATATTGAAACAACAAAAGTGTATTTCCTTTTAAAGATAAAGCTAAATTTTTAATGAACGTGTTCCTCGACGCACACTTAACAAGCCAGTCCATCTCGGTCTGATATTCAGCGTTGCTAAGTATCTGTCTTACAGTGTCAGGGTACTGTAGCAAGATAGCTTTTATTCGAAAATTTGATAGATGCTTGTTGTCGATAAGCTCGGCCGTCGTAGTTACTTTCTTTACCGGACCAAATAGTCCCTCGAGTACAAATCTATGTGTCTTTGTACCGTCTAGAGTTCCTGTCAGCCCAAATCGATACTTGCAGTGTTCAAGCTTTGCCATAATAGACTGAAGAGACTTAGCCGTGAACAGATGCACCTCATCGCCGATCACTAAGTCATACTGTCCGAAGAAACTCTTGTCTAGCTTATAGACAGACTGCCATGTAGATATGGTCACCCACTTATCAGTCTGCTTGCTCTCACCGGCATAGATCTTATGAACATCCTCATCGGAATTAAATCCATACTCTTTAAAGTCTGTAGTCAGCTGACTGACCAATGACGTTGTCGGTACGATGATGAGAGTCTTTACGTTATAGTATCTCAGCAATAGATAGATTATGAGAGACTTGCCGGATCCAGTAGGCGATAGCAGAATAGATCTACTATTTCTTACGGCGTGTGCAAACGCACTGAGCTGATAGTCTCTAGGCTCCATGGTAAGACCATAGTGCTTCGTATCTGCCTGCGCATCGACTATAGAGAAGTTCTTGGCGGCGAAGTCATCTAAGAACTCCAGCTCATACCCACGATCGCGACAGAACTTTTCTAGATAGATAGTTAACCCGCCATAAAGCTGACAAGCCATGTGATTAAACAACCTGATCTTTCCGTCCCACATCTTGTTTCGATACGCGGGCATGAACTTTGCTCCGGGAACATCGAAGGTAAAGTGCTCGCGCAGCTCATACGCTACCCCTGGATCGCATATGACTTTATTAAACGTCTCATTAATTCTCTTAAGTTGTATTGTTTCCATCAGGCGCCTTGAATAAATTTATTCCAATCAATTGCATTCTTAATATGATAACCACGGTTTGACACGGTCTTAATAATATTCTCGAGTAGGTCTATCTTCTCGTTCTGATACCCGATCTTAAGGTTAAGGTCTACTATATCTTTATCTGCGTCCATATACATCGGCAGGTCGGCCTTAAGTATCATACCGCGGGCGGGTAGAGTCCAGCCCTTCTCTTGGGTATCTTTGGTATGTCCTTGCGTGTAGAACTCATACTTATCTAACTTGAGTTGCTTTGAGTCGGCCTCGAGCTTCTTTAGTAGAAGTTTCTCTGAGGTGTAGATCTTGTAATATTTATGGTGTAGCTGAGGGATCTTTAGCGACTCGTTTGAAAGCTCAGTTCTATCTATCTGACTATCAACTTCCCAAAGTGCAAGTATGTTTTCGATGTTCAATGATCTCATCCTAAACGTGATTATAATATAAACTATGTTTTATAGTATCATGATCTTACTAAAAAGTAAACTATATTTTACTTAATTCATAGAACATATATTTAAATGCAACCGTACAGGTCATGTAGTTAACCGACTCATCTGTGGTCGAGAACTGAAGTGGACCTACCGATATAGGGATGCACTCTCTAAAGTTAACTTGATAGTTGGCAACTTTTGTACTGGCAGATATCAGTAAAGTTATATCAGACCTAATGCCCTTACCCGATGTTATTGACTTGGCTGCAATTACTTGGTATTGATTGAAGTCTGCAGGAAAACCTAGCTCGGTAATCCAGTTAAACACTTCTAAGTAGTTCTGTAAATCTTCATCAACTTTAAAAGTTACGTTTAAGTCGCCAAAGTAGAGTCTGTCACCTGTCATTGGAATATTAGAGAACGGCGTAGGCTGTAGCGGGTTCTCAAAAGACACGCCAGGTAGGTTAATAGACTGTATAAAGAAGTTTACATGTGGTGCTCTCTGGAGCGAGAACTCAAAGTTTAGTGGACTAAGAAAGTTCTTATTGATCGGGGTATTGTCAAGTGCTGACATGTTTATCTCCAGATAGATTCATATCTATTTATGAAAGGGATATAACCCTATTATATAAGGTATTCCAAGAATGTCAAATAAAAAAGGCGACCCGAAGGCCGCCTAATTTATGTCTGGTTAACCCAGATCTTTTTAAATCACATAAGGTTGTTGACGATAATACGACGATAGTACTTGTTCGTATTAAAAGCAAGTTCGCCTGCACCCTTTGTAAGGCCCTCAGCGAATGGATTTGCAACCATTCCGTAACGAGTCTTGAAGCCGATCTTTGGCTGGAAGGTCGACTGATCAACCGCACGAACCATCTGAAGAGGAACGTATGGGCAGTAGAACAGACCGGCATCGAATGCCGAAGAACCCTTATAACCAACGGTCAGGTAGTTTCCGCCGATCGCATAAGGATCGATGTAGACACGAAGGCGACCATTGAGGACACCAGCGAAGGTGTTACCCGTGTCGTCAACCTGAAGGTTGTTGCTGTTAAGAGCAGGCGTGTAGTCAAGAACACCAGCCATCTGAAGAGCCGAAGCAACGTCCGACGAGCAGATGACGATGTTACCCTTGCCGCGACGTGTCTGCTTGGCAATCTGGTTAGCTTCGCGTTCAAGCTGGAACATAAGACCCTTGAACTTCTCAACCGACCAACGACCGTTAGAATCGGTATCAAGATCGAACACACCGGCAGTCGTTGTGTTTTCCTGAGCGCCAGAAACAGCGGTGATGTTGATGGTACGAACGACTTCACGATTGATTTCCGCAAGGATTTCAGCCGAAAGAATGTTCGTCAACTCTGTCTCAGCGTCAAGACCGTGAATGGCCTTAAGATCCTGAGCAAGTTCCATCGTGTATTCAGCCTTGAGGGCGCGGGTCTTAGCAGTGACCGTAACCTTCTCGATGGTGAATGCCATCTGGTTGAAGTTGTTACCCGAGTCAACGCCGAGCGACTCAGCGAGAGACGTTGGGATAGCCGAACCCGTGTTGTAGGTAGCAGTGTTCACCATTGGGGTGGTGTTTGTCTGACCTGGGATCGTACCGAATGCACCCTGACCGAAGGTCGAGTTACCCGAAAGAGCGTTTGTGCCCGTCGAGAACGCTGTATTGACTTCGTTGTAGAATGTTTCGTTGTCCTGCATCTGGAGATTTGCATATCCGTTTGCGCCGGTCTGGTTAGCATAGCGCGAACGCATTGCGAAGATCAAACCAGTTGGGCCTGTCATTGGCTGAACGCCGCAGATGTCATAGGCAATAAGGTTAGGCATCGAACGACGAACGAGCGAGATCAACACTGGATCGAAGGTGTCAATACCACCAGCTCCAGCTGCCGAGCTCGATGTACCCATGAAGTTAACAGGGGTCGACGAAACGGTTTCGTTAAGAGTAGTAAAGGAACCATGGGCTCCCGATTCCATGAGAGCACGTTCTGTATTCTCGAGGACGACTGCAGTTACGGAACGGCGGGTCTGGTCTTGGATCTTAGGAAGATCCGCGTGCTCCAGAATGGGCTGCCATTTTCTTTGAATTTCCTCAGCTAGATACATTAGTGTCTCCTTTTCTTATCTAGGACGTATTTTATTTATATACTATTACTTTTTAATTGATCTTGAGATAGCCTGAACGTACTTGTTGACCGATGGGTCAATGTGTACGGACTCGGTCAATGAGTTGCCTTCAAAAGTCTCTTCTTCAATGTTTGAAGAAGTGAAAGACTTCTTCTCAGTTCCGAAGTAGTTTTCTTTGATGACCGAGAGCTTTTTCTTGTAGGTGCTCAAGTCGCCGTCAAAGTCGATACCCTCGGAAAGGGCGGCGAACTTCTCTTGCTGCGATAAAGCCAAGCCCTCCATCATGGAGTCTAGAACATTATCTTTTTCTACCTCGACGAGGGCTTTCTTAAGCTCTACGTTTTCAGAGATTAGTGCATCTTGTCTGCTCTCGAGCTCTTCGACCTTCTCGGCCATTGTCTCGAGCACATCAACTTTGTCTTCTGGGATATCGATGTAGTGCTCTGTAAACAAACCCTTCATCCCATCGATGAAGTCAGTAACGAGTTCGTTGCGGAGGGTTGACTCAACAGCTACTTCGTTCTCGTTCATCCAGTTCTCAACGACGTAGTCAAGATAAGTATCAACTTTAGAGGTGACCTCCTCCGTGATATTTTCAATGGCTTCATTGAGATAGTTATCATACTCTTCTTCAAGTCTTGCGACTTCGAGGTTGATGCGCGCACCGACAGCAGCCTCAAAGAGTGTAGTTGCTTTTTCTTTAAACTCTTCTGTAAGGTCTTCGCCGGCAAACATCTCTTCAACGTCTTCTTTAACGCCGAGCTTTGGCATCGGCATCTTTGTCTTAGGACCAATTCCGTTCGACATGTCGATCGTCGATGCGTTCTTTGCAGAGTTATCGCCAACGCCATAGGTCTTGCCTGGGCCGAACTGCGACATCGTATCGTTGAACCACTTAAGCAAGTCATCTTTGCCCATTCCGCTCATTGTATTGGTTACGTGATTCATCACTTCCAATTTTGACTTTGGATTTTCAATGGCGCGTGCACCTGGATGAAGCGAGCTTGCGGCTGCAGTTTCTTCATGAACGTACTCTTCTTCGTACGGCTCTGCCACTGCTTTTGGTCTTTCTTTCTTGCCGGCCTTGCGAGCAACATCTTTAGGAGAATCTTTTTCCCAGTCAGATCCTTGAAAGTCCGTAACCGGTTTATCATTTAAGCGACGACCTGCAATAGCAATGGTGCTATCTTTGGCATTGCGCATTGTCTCGTGGTGCTGCTGACGAGCTTTATGGTGTGCTTCTTGTTTTCCAAGCTCTGCTATGCGAGCGGCGTGGGCTTCTTTGGACTCACCTTTTCTAGGACCTTTGGCCGTTTCTCTTTCTTTTTCGGCTTTGGTTTTCTGCCAAGCAGTCTGATGTGCTCTATACTTCTCATCGTGGAATGCTCTACGTGGGACGGCTCTTTGAGCAAGCAACTTACCGATAACTTCTTTTGAAGGTGTTTCAATAAGCGTTGACTCGTCGATCATCTGGAGCAACTCAAGATCAGAAAGATCAAAGTAATCTTCTTCAGTTATATCAAGTGCCTCGAGGATATATTCTACTGTAATTTCGTTAGACATTTAAGGTCTCCTTCTAGAATTTATAATTATTTATAATAAAATTATCTCTTAAACGCCAAAGAATTCATGTAGTCTTCAAAGATGGCCATCTTGCTCTCTTCGAGACTTGACTTGCTCATCTTATGAATCATCTTCTTGGTGTTATCTAATTTCTCTTCGAGCCATGTATCTTTCACCGGATCATAGAGCCACTCAACATTCTCCATAATACCCTTAACATAAGCGTCTGGCGCAGATGGATCAGCAACTATGTCGGCTGCTGTAGCAAGACGAAAATCGTCCTGTACTTCCATGATGCCGTCTTTAGTAGGCTTCAACGATCCAAGACCACGAGAGGAGGCACCTAGACCAGCTCCAGACTTTATAAGGCCCTTGGCGATGTTACCCATAGGGGTGTCGGTAAGTCTTGCCTTGCCGATCCAGTTATCACCGTCTCTCTTGAGCTCAGTGATGATGTGCGACACGCGATCTAGGTTGATGCTCGGACCCTGTGGATGCCCAAGTTCACCATAACCACGATTATTCTTTACAACATCATTCATATATCTATCGACTTCTTTTTCCATTATATGTGAAGGATAGATACGTCCGTTACGGTTCTTCTTATTAGCTTGTAAAAAGATACCATGTATGTAGTGTTCTTTCTCGCCAGATTCTTTGACTTCTGAAAGGTACTCAATGTTCTCGGATAGTTCTGTGATTAACTTCATCTTACGCTCCGGAGAATGCTACAGGAACTGCCTGTACAGAAGAGTCAGAAGCGTTAGACGAGAGGTAATCTGTTGGATTCTTAACCAATAGAACTTCCTGGCCACCCACTACACTGATACTATATTTAGCTGTTGTATTTGCATAGTAACATGTGACAAGATGAGCTGAAGCTGTTGTACCCATATGAGTAACTCTAACAAGAGTTGCTGCATTATATGTATTAGTGGTAGTCGTATTACATACTGCCTCTAATGCTAATGGCTTTAAGATGTGTGTCATACGTTCATCCCCGCGTGATCGACATTCATTCCTGGAAACGTCATTGGTGTATCTGACTCGTCTTCTTCTTCCTTGTGATTACCAAAGATCATATAGTCATGCACGTCTGAGACGAAGCTCTTTGCCTGTGCGATCTTTGCCTGTACCCATGGCTCAACATGCATTCCCTCTGGCATCGCCATAGCAAGATGCATAGCCTTATTAGCAAGAGCCTTAAGCTCAGACTTGACCATTTCGGCTGCCTCATCTGAAACACCACGAGGCTTATTATCATGATCGGTGTATCCGTATCCTACTGCTGACTCATTGCGCTGCTTAGAATAGTAAGCTGCTAAAGCCATCTGCTTGCGCTTCTCTTTTGACTTACCTTTAAACTGAGGAGCATCTGATTTTTGAAAATCTTTAATAGTCTCACCCGCTGTTGTTGACTTAGTTAGAATTTCATCAAGTTCTACTTCTTCTTTTCGAGTTCTTCTAGCAAGCATAGCAGCACCAGCTTCTCTATTTTTAATTTTATTTTTAGGATAAAGAAGACCTCTGCTTATATCACTTTTTACAGCCGCCTGAGCATCTTTATATCTATCAAGAGTACCTCCAATTTTATCATTGAGCTCTTTGATGGTCTTCGTATCGTAGCACTCTGCCATGCCGTGAACTGGACACGCAACACCTTTAGCAGAGTGGTTGCACTGCGCATCTTCAGCTTTTTTTGCTTCGTATACTTTCTTGTCATCGCCTCTCTTGTGGCCATAATTCTTCATATTTGAACTATAGTGATCTTTGGCGTCGGCGTTAGACTTATTGCCTACGCGGTCGTCGTGCTTCTCAACCTCGTGCTTAGCAGCAAACTTGACCTCGTCACCGGCCTTTGGCTCGTAGCCATCCAATGACATGGATCCTTTCTTGGATGACTTAACACCGTTTAAGATGTCTTTAAGCGTCTTGACCATTGTCCTTGTCCTCTTCTTCTTGGTCTCTAAAAATCGTTTGAGCCATCTCTGTTTTCTTGTCATTGATCGCTATAGCTAGTCTGTCTACCATAAGCGAATTAAATGCGTTCTCAAACTCAATAGGCTGTTGATTTAGTGAGAACTTTACCAAGTCATCGGTTGTATATTCTGTCATGTTTATCTCCAACTATTTATTTTTTGCTAACACTTGAACCGCGGACTTAAACCTAGACTGCTCTTGCGGCGACCTATTCCCTTTCTTCTTTGACAGAAGATTTACTTGGGTCTTTGCGTCTGCTAGTTTTCTAATCTTATTGTCTGTCTCGGGCGTGGCGTCGGTGTCCTCGTCCGCTGCTAGAGGCTGCACCTCGTCGCTCTGCTCTTGGTCCATCATCATCTGCTGGTCCATAGGGTTCATCCAGCGCTCGTCGCCTGAGTTAGCTTCCTCGTCAATCTGCTCATCCATCTCCTCGATGTCTTCGTCAGACTGTTGTAGTATATTCTTACGTGCCCACTCATGTGACCAGTACTTACCTAGGAACTCTTGAACGTTGCGAACTAGGTTAACACGGTTCTCAATCATCTCGCCGTCTTTGAGCTCGGCGAAATAATTATCCTTAGAGAAGTCATACTTAATATCTTGCTGGATATTATCAAAGTCCTCAATAGACATGACCTGCTTAAGTACTAGTTGCTTCTCAAGCATTCTGGTAAATAGAATAGCAAACTTATTACGAAGGCGTGATATGAATCTATCAAACTTAAGCTCGTCTCTAGTCACCTCTGTAGCACGACCAAGCGAGAACAAGGCGTCTGAATTGAGGCGATTAATAGGAACGTTAAGTGTCTGGTATAGTTTCTTTTGGAAGTATAGAACGTCATCCATCTGACCGAGTGTCTGACCACCGGGAAGTGTTGTCACCTCTGTACCTCTACCACCCTCGCGGCGTGGCAGCCAGTAATCTTCCAACATAGTCATAAACTTACGATCGTCGCGAACCTCGCCGGTCGCACCGTCATAGATAAGACGATTCTTATGCTTGGTCATGATGTCTTTAAGATACTGCTCAGCCTTCATCTTAGGAAGGTTACCAACGTCAATGTACCACACTCTGCGCTCTGGTGCTCTTGCTAGTCTATAGATAACAAGTGCATCTTCCAGTGCCCTCAGCTGGTTCAACGCTTTAATAGCTTTGTGCATATAGGAGAGAACCATCGTTCCCTGCGTGTCGGTTAAACCCGACGTAATGTGTAGGATAGAGTCCTTTGCGATCTTCAATCCAGAAGTGGCAGGACCAACAGTCTTATTGCCATAGCTGAATCCCTTGTCATTGAAGACATAGTACTCATTTTGGACTTTCTGTATGTAAGACTCATTAGTGACGTCGCCCTTGACCTTTTGTTTACTGATCTCACGAACTTTACGGATCTTGCGTGGGTCGATATAGCGAACTTCTTTGATACCCATCTTAGGATCGTTCTTATCTATCAGTACATGATAGTAGAGGCGACCATCAACGTACCAGCGACGATAGATCTCATACGCATGCTTTTGGAAGTCAAGGATATTTAAGATGTTATTAAACTCGTCCCGGATAGCCTTCTTCATTTGATCCGAGATGTTGATATTATCAAGGTTTACTGAAACAATATTTGGCTCGTCTATAGCCATTGTCTCGTTGACTATCTCGTCAACCGCCGCGTCGATCTCTGGCTGAAGTGCCATCTCTCTATATTTTGTTACTAGCTCTGCTTCTGTTCTTACCGTACCGTCCAGGTCGATATAAGTGCCAAAGCTAGCACCCGCTGCAACTACTACGGCCCCATCGTCTTGGTCCTTCGGAGCGAACGTTGCGATGGGGTCGTTAGGTAATTTTCTTTTAAACTCGAAACCGAATAATTCCATATTGCTCTCCAAAGAGGAAGTGGCTAGTTAGTTGTGCCCCTTCCTGTAATAATATATCAAGAGGCTATGCCTACTCTACTTTTACGTAGAGATAGGTGATATAGCCTGTCCTAAGTAAGGATTAACGGTCTCGTCACGAGGCAGCCAGTAATCATATGTAAATGTTGTAGTAAACGTTTCGATCTGGTTCTGTGAGTCCCAGTCAAGCGTGATGGCGTCGACGACTGTTGGGAACGCGCCGATGATATCATACGCTCTAATTTGAGAACCGTCCTTACCGTACTGAATGACCGTCAGGTCAGTCTTGTAAGAGTTCTCATTGAGAGAGTATAGTGTATCGCGAACGTTTGACTCCATACGATTTAGAGAGTTTGACCACTTCTCAAACATCGAGCGAACTAAGAAGTCTTCGTCGTTCATCACCGTGACCGACCAGTCTGCGAATGTTCTATCTCCGGCAACCTTGACCTTACGTCCGAAGTAAGGGATCTCGACGTTACCGATGGTCGCTGCAGGGAGCTGGGCTGCCCTGCAGGTAAATCTAAACTTGTCTGCTGAGGATTGATCTGCGCCGACCCCGACCGGAATTCTAAGATATACTTCGAAAAGTGCCGGACGAGTTCCACCAAATGTTAGCCCTCTAGACTTGAAGGTACTAATATTAAAACCTGATGCCATTTGTGTTCTCCTTATTATTCTTATTTATCAGAATTTACCGATGATTTCTGAGAACTGAACACCAGTACGAACAGCAACAAAGTTAAGCTGAATGTAGTTGATGGAACGGGCCGGCTTGATGTAGATGTCACCAATGAACCTGTTACCGTCAATAACCTCAGCCGTATTGTTTGTTCCATCGCAGACCACTGTATAGTCAGTGATACCACGACGACCCTGGATGTCTCTCAGATAAGGATTCACAAGGGCCTTAAACTGTGCTCTCGTGAAGTCATCGTTGAACTCAAACAGGAAGAACTTAGCTGCTGTAGCAATTGCCTTCTCTAGGACGATGAAGAGACGACGAACGTTGATGTGATCGAACGCCGATGCCTTAGACTGTAGTGTCTTATCACCGAATAGAACTGTTCCCTGACCAGGGAACGTAACCACTGGGTTTACGTTGTGCGAGTACAGAAGATCTCTATCGGCCTTCGAAGGATTATAGCGAAGCTTGACGAGGTTCTTGATCTGTCCACGATTGAAGCCCGCAGGCGACCACCATGGATCGCGTATATTATCCGTGCGAACACAGAGTCCACCGATATCACCGTTCGTTGGTACATAGCGGTATACGTCATTGTAGCGATCGTACATGTACTTATATCCAGAGTCCATGACTGCATAGCTACTGTCATGAAGAGCACCACGGAAGTTAACTAACGACGTGGCCTCTGCGCCAGGATTAGATCTAACTAAGTTATCATCTGGCGAGATAAGAACTATACAGTCTTTTCTAACCTCTGCGATATTATCGATGAGATAATTAGCCAACTGAAAGTTGCTTATAGTCTGACCATTTACTACTGTCGTGCCACCGGTCGGCTTACCCTGAAGGATCAAGGCAACATCAACGTCTTCCGATGAGATGTACTTGTCGTATCCAGTAGCTAAGACTGATAGAGGGGCTGTAGTCTCTGTGTAACCATCTGTACCACCGGTAAAATCGAAGTCAAAAACACGATTAGTATTGGTAAGATTAGCTGCTGTTGCAGACTCGATACCCATGGTCTCATTAACAGCCCAAACATACTTAGAAGACTGGTTGATTACATCTTTCCAGAAGTTACCTGCGCCACCAACGGTGGTAGCGTCTGTAGCTCTTGAAAGATTCGTGTATGTTTCTAAGACTGTTCCTGGGGATCCTGTAAACTTACCTAAACTATCAGTTATGACAATATGGATACCATCGACAACACTTGGGTTAAATGTAGCTTGATAGTCTGTAGTTTTTGGAGCTGAACCAGTTGTTGGCGCATGCTGCCATGAACGCTTAATGATGCTATTATCTGTATATCCAGTATTATAGTTGGTTGACAACTTATAAGTCGTGGTGAACGTGATGTTAGCCGCTGCAGTGTCAGAACCGCCACCGATGACGAACGAAGCGGCACCAACAGAAGCAACTTGAAGAAGTTGTGTTCCGATAGATGCGTTACCAACAGTGATAAAGTCACCAACTGCAACGTTAGCTACGAAAGCTGCTCCGAAGGTATTAGCTTGTGTCTGGGTTACAGATGCTGTAGTATTAGCTTTAAAGTAAACCACTGCGGTGTTTGATCCAACCGCAATAGAGACGTTCGCTGAAACGTCTACAGCACTAGGAGAATCTAGACCCTTGGCATAAAAACTTGATGAGTATCCATTAGTACCTGTAACTACATAAATCGATAACGAGTCACCCATGCTTCCAGGATACTTAGCAACAAAGAGTACGCTGCTATCAAATGATCCGACCTTGTGCTCAAAGTCTGTGTTATTTAAGATAACTGGATTAGATGAGACAGTGTCATAGTTCGCATATGCATTTCTTGCGGCTATAGAGCTAGAGGCCACAGCAGACGTGTTTGCAGCACGAACAACAAACAGGCTGTTTCCATACGATAAGAAGTTAGAAGCCGTGAACCACGTCTCAAAATTGGTTGAGTTCGGCATACCGAACATCGATACCAGTTTTGTTTCGGTATCTACGAGAACACGCTCGTTTACCGGACCCCAGTTGAATATACCGGCGATTGCACCGGTTGAAGTAGCGACCGCTGGTACGATCGAGGTTAAGTCGATCTCGGTAACGTTTACTCCAGGACTAAGCTGAAATGCCATCTTTATCTCCTTCCATGGAAAAAGGCTTTGAGTTTATTTTCTATTATTTATAAAAATTGGTTTTCATCACTCGTAAGCCAATTCCTCATAGGAGTATCGATGATCTCATCTAGGGAATCCCCTACATCAACGTACCCAAAAGGGGTTAGGTCATTCATTATATCATCTTCTGTTCTGTCTCTGAGTTTCATCAGAGTATTTATGTTGGTGTACTCTTTAAAATACTGCTGATCGGTCATCCAAGCAAATAGCACCAATCCCATGACGATATCGTCGTGACAACCGGTCTCAGCCTCATAACTATTTAAATGTTTTGAGAATGTACTTAACTCTTTGATAGTATTTGTGTCGTTGATGATCAGCTGGTTCTGCTCTATCAAGAGCTTTAATAGCGCGCAGCCGATAGATTTAACTGGCTTGGTTGTTCTGACACCCTTATCGACCCCGGTACTTATTCCAAATCCGGACGTGATTCTTTTACCCGCCCTGCCGGCATTTTCAGTAAATATAATGTTCTCGTACTCAAAATCTGTGTGTAAAGCATTGGCTACCTGGTCGCCGATGTCATTTATCTCAACCAAGACGGAAGCACCGTTGTATCTCTTTGCCAACTGAAATATGAACTCTGCGTAGTCGGCCGGAGTTATGAGGTTATTTCTAAACACACACACCTGTTTATAAGGCATAGCTGTAACGTCAATCACGCTGAACGCAGAGTAATCGAGTCCTTTACCCCTTGATACGTCACAGATTATAGAGTACAAGTGATTTTCTTCCGGCATCTCGTAGACTGTCAAACCATCCTTGTCATGGATTGACGACTTAGCCACAAGCTCTTTGAGCTTCCAACCGGCAATAAGAGTTCCAGAGCTACCCATGAACTCAACGCAGTACTCTTGCTCAAACTTCTCTGAGTCAAAGTTCATGGCAGAGAGAGTGTCTAACTTCCACTGCTCATCTCTACCCGGGACGTCATACCACATGACCTTGATCGGGTTGTACCCGTTCTTTCCATTAACGGCGTTCTGCCAGGTTGAGTGAAAGTGATTTAGTCCGTTGGGTGTAGAGACTAAGACGATCTTAGACTCTTGTCCAGAAGAGATCGTAGGATACACCGACGTAAAGAACTGATCCCAGTTCTCGATAAAAGCCGCCTCATCAATGAAGAGCAAGTTGATCGAGTAACCGCGAATGGCGTCGGCCGACGTCGCTGCAGCGATGACCCTAGAGTTGTTCTCAAGAACGAACGATCCTTTGTTCCACTCAACAACTCCTTGCTGAAGCCACTTAGGAAGGTGCTCATAAGCCAGCTGAACGCGACCAAGAATCTCTCGGGCCGTATCTCCTTTATTTGCAAGAAGCGCGACGGTCTTATCGGCATGAAAAATTATATACCATAAGATAAAAGCACACGTAGTGGTTGACTTACCAGCCTGACGCGCCGTTGCAATTACGGTGAACCTATTATCTTTCATCGACCTTAACATAACTTTTTGATATTTATAAAGCTTAAAGCTCATGAGACCACGATCCACGTTAATGATCTTCATGTACTTCTCAGTAAAGTATACTGGGTCTTGAGCACACTTTATGTACTCTCCAACCATGTCTTTATCAAATTGTATCTTTTGATTGGAACGCTTTATAAGAGCGTTGCCGTTATAGCTCTTTATCAGCTGTTCCATTTTTCATATTCTCTAGTACTTTTTGTAGCTCGGCCGTTGAGCCTACAAATAAGTTGTTGGTGATGCTCTTTGCATCTTGATTGTGTGGCTCGTCAACCGCTTGAATCTCTCTAACTTTTTTCTGAAGATCCATAAGATCTTTATTGGCGTCAAGCATCACTTTATAGAGACCGCCTAAAACTTCAAACGCCCTAGGGTGTTGACTCTGATCTGCTATCTGCGATAACTTCTCGATGGCGAACGTACCGTTCTGAATTATCTCGTGTATGTTGGTCCTGGCAATGTTGAAGTCTGCCAAAGCGCTGTCGTCACTCCCTTTGGCTATTATCTGTTTTACTTGATCTTCTATCGGTGATATATTCAAGGCTTTTCCAATCGAATCATTATTACTTGTGTCTGTCATGTTGTAAGGTCTGTCGTTGTTGTTATAAATCCAAAGTTACTGGTGGCGGTTATTAAGTTAGGATCTATAGTGTTTGCTATATTAGAAGTCGGCTGTCCGTTGGCCGTTAATCCAGGCTGTACTATAGTTACTGTAGCTGGACCTGCAACACCAATAGAAGACGGTATGGCTGTGTCTGGGGCATATACCGTCGTATTGGCAAATTTGATAATCGCACCGCTCTTGATCGGACCATACAGGTATCCTTTGAGGGTAAAGTCTAGAGTCCAAGTCATGTGCTGTCTTTCAGAGAAAGAGCCGTCGTATGTATCTACATGACTTACCGAATTAAGTATTACGGGTATGTCCATAGTTATATCCATCTCTGGAATAAGATGAACGGACGTTGTCCAGTCTGGAGTAAAGTATGGAAGGATCTGCTCTACTATCTTTGTACCGTCCTCGGTGTTCTTTACAGCCAAGTATAATTTAAATTCAAAGTTATATGGGACGGGACTATACTGATACTTCATCTTGTTTGCGCTTGTTGGATCAGAAACAGCGGTCCTCTTTGTTGTAGGGAGCTTTCTGTTACCGTCGTACGACAGCCCGGTCATCTCAAAAGATATAACCGGCATGGTGATCATCGCCGATGTCTTTTGAATGTTTGGGTCTTGAAGTACCCTTGCGAGCATCTTATCTTTAGATGCATATGTTATAGGAACTTTAATGAACTGCTTAACATTACCACTTCCGTCTGTCCTACTTATATTTACGTCGTCAAACAGAGTACCAAACAATGTTACGTACTTTCTTATCAGCGAGAAGTAAAAGTTTTGCTTAAACATTATACGACCCCATCGCTGAATGGATCTATAGCAGAAAAATCTATAAACGAAGACGAACCCGTTGGGTGGTTATTTGACCCGTCTTTTAGCTCTTGGTTAATCTGACCCGGGAGGTTAAAGTCTGCATAGCTCTCTAAGACAAGGTAGTTATTATCACCCTCATCGATATAGAAGCTTCCATCCTCCGCCAATATAGCCCAGTTAAGAACGTTAGTGCTGTAGTTTGCCTGTATAGAGTCAATAGCATCGATACCCGTGTCAAAGAACTCATCTGAGTACTCAAACACTTCGCAGGTCATCTCCCATGTCTGAAGCGCGTTTAGCTGGTAAAACATCTCGAACTTGTTTACATATTTTATCTGGAATATTCTCCCGTTTAATGGGAAGAATATAAGATCACCTTCTCTAGGGCGCACAAAGTTTGTCCAAGCTCCAATCTCATCGTTAAATACTTTTTGTGACATCGAGAACACAACTTGATCTCTAACCTCAAGACCAAACTTAGACATGAAGCTTCCATCGCCGCCAAAGCCGTCGACAGACTTTATGTACATCTCAACAGAGTACGACTGGTTATAGTAAGACTGATCATCGGACATGAGAAGGCCATCATAGTTACCAAGATTACGCGGGACGTATAACATGTCCTGCCCATAGATACGTATGGACTCTATGATAAGATCCTCTATGAGGAGCTGCTCTTCACTGGTAGCAAAGTTATTGAAGTAAAAATTGGTACCCATAAATTATCCGATCATGTCGGCTACAGGCAAGCTGTAGGTAAAGATCATCTCTTGCTCTAGCTCCTTGCGCTCCTCGGTAGCCTCATCAAATATAGCCTGACCGTTAAAGCTAACACCACCTGGCAACTGCATACCATTATACTTCTTGATATTGTTTCCCCACTGTTGCTTAATCAAGCAAGAGGCGTATCTCTGTAGCCAACGATCTGACCACACACTCGAGTAAAGTTCAGGGTCAACAATCTGATAAGCCTCAACGACAATATAGTCACCGACATTCATGATGCTCCAGTCCATGTCTATGTATAGTTTATTGACATGTCGGTTATATCTAATAGGTTGCTGCCCAACTAACATCTGCTCTAAGAACTGAATGTGTGTGAGCGCCATATAGTATGGCACCATGGATACGGACGTAAGTGTATATAGATCGTTTAAGGCAATCTGGTAGCGTATGTTAAAGAGATTATTAGTGTTAAGAGCTTGGCCGACTGGAAATATATTAACTGCCCCGATGATATTATCCGGAAGAGTAATATATCTGTTAGTCTTATCCTCTTGTGTGACGACCTTCTTATAATAAGTCTTGTCTGAGCCATCAAAGTGATAATCCCAATAGTAGCGGAGAGCCTCATCGATACGGTCATCGACTTGGTCTGGATCGACGTTGATCTCAATAACTGGCTTACCTAGCTTGCGAAGACAAAACTCGGCAAATGCTGCTCTTGTTGTTGGGACTGTCATCTCTATTCCTCTTTACTATATTTATTACTTTTTCTCAACAAGATTATCTCTGTAATGACTCTCATGAGAAGATCTCTGTCTACTTGTTAATTGTAGTTTTTCAAAGTCTTTTTCAGTAAATTTTTGTATCTTACTTTTATTTAATAATTCTGATCTCTTTATAGGGATAGCTTGTACAAGAGGTGTTCCTGCTGGTAAAATTCCAGTAAAATTTGGCTCATTAAAAAAGAACGGAAAGTTAATATAATTAAAATACTTGTCTGTATCAACTAAACCACTTATACATGTAAAACGAAAATCATCCCTGTTTAAAGGTGGTACAAATAGTGTAGACCATCCTGGAGGTGTTTGTATAGCCCAATAATTTAAAAACTTCATAGGCGGTTTATTGCCAATAGGATTAGGACATTTATCAGTTGTTATCTGATACTTGCCATGATTGTCTACCATAGGTTTATAAAAACCAGTATTATAAGAAATACCAGAAGCATCTTGATTTGATATAAATTCAATATCAGCCGCTAGAGGTATAATATATCCTATTGTCATAGCATCTAAAAAAGGATTACATTTTTTTATTGTACTATTATTTAACACTTGTTTGTTATCAATATACATAGGTAATGCTTTATACCAGTCGGGCATTAATTTTTTTGCCGAATATGGCTTGGGTATTACATCCCAATCTTTATTTTCGCAAAAGAATTTTATCTCTTTATTTTTACCAAAAAAAGACTTTAACATAATATTGTCACCTTATCAATTTTGCCCATTACCAGCATAATAATTTACTTGTTTACCGGACTCAACCCACTCCTTGCACATCAATACTTCTTTGTAACCCCTTAGTATATGATCATCATGTAGTGAGAAATGTAGATTAGATATCCAATCTCTCATCTCATATGGTAATTTATCAAAGCAGGTCATGACTATGACCATTCTTTTATGATCAAGAGCAGAATTATTTTTACTCATAACATAAATAGTTCTACCAAATTACTGTTTTTTATCTCGTCTAATCCTAATAAAAATACAGGTCTAGAATTAAAATCACTATCTATCTCTGTGTAGTGTACAAACGGAAATTTATTAATAATTAAACTACTACCCCAAGTATTATAGTTAGTAAATAACTCATCGTGCTGATCTGGGTCCCAGTATGCATTATGCTGAAACTTTACACCACTTTCTTTTAACCAGTCATAAGCTTTTTTGCACTCGCCTATGTCTTCGGATAATCCTGTGCAAAGAATTATATCTTTTATTTTTAAAATACTCATTATCCTCTCCTTATCCAATACCTTGATTTGGCCATGTTACAGATAAACTACCCTTATTACCCGAAGCACCGGCATTACCTGCTGTACCGCTCGCGCCCTTAGCTCCTGTCGAACTACCAGCTCCACCATCACCTCCAGCTGCAGAAGCTCCTCCAGCTCCACCTGAGCCACCGGCACCTATCACAACAGATGCTATTGACTTTGGTGTAAAAAATGCTGCAGATGATCCAGGTGTAGCAGATGCTCCGGCATTACCTAAACCACCACCACCGCCATTTCTACCAAACCCACCAGCAGAACCAGGATTACCTGAGCCACCGCCTGTTCCTGCATTACCTGCTCCACCGCCTGCACCAGCACCACCAGCATTACCTGGGCTTCCGCTTGATGGCCAAGTGTGTGAAGCACCGCCAGTCCCGGCATTGCCACCACCCGTTCCGGAACCCTTATTACCAGAATTACCATTTTCACCGGGACCTCGGTCTCCACAACAACTTCCATTAAAACAATGTGATCCACCGGCACCACCACCACCACCGCCTCCAGGAGAACCAGCAGCTCCACCTGTTCCTGCATTACCTGATGTAGCACCGTTACCACCAGCTCCACCGCATCCACGAGAACCAGCCGTCCCTCCACTACCACCAACTGTAGATCCAGCAGCTCCAGAAAAAGTTATAGGACTGCTTAAACCACCTGAACTTATTTGAGTAGAACCACCGCTACCACCTGATCCACCTGTACCGCCTACTAAACCAGCACCGCCTGGAGAACCCGCAGCGCCTGATGTTCCACCACCAGAACTTGGATTACCAGCATTACCAGCAACACCGGCACCGCCGCCACCTCCACCACCTCCACCGCCTCCTGAACATCCTGTCCCGTTCCCATAAAAATATCTAGCCCAAGTACCGCCACCTGAGCCTCCATTACCGCCGCCGCCGCTTCCATTACCACCTGCTGCACGTGGAGAACCTGAAAAGCCAACACAACGACCTCCTGGGCCATAGCCGCCTTCGCCTTGTGCTCTAGAGCCAGTTGCACCAGCATTTCCACCAGCATTTCCTCCAGCACCACCGGCAACACCATTAGTATAAGTGCCACTACCATGGGTACCACCCGTTGTATTACCACCAGAACCGCCACCGCCGCCATTACCACCAACACCGGCATTACCAGCACCACCCGCTGATGAACCATTTCCAGCATACCCTGTTCCACCCTGACCACCTTGTGATCCGCTTCCACCGTTACCCGACCACCCGCCGTTACCACCTTGGCCACTAACAGTAGCGCTACGAACTTTATAGGGAACACACCAATTAGTACTACAATTAAATGTAATACTACCAGCGTTTATTCTAGTGTTTAGTAAAAAACCCTTTGCCATCTATTCCTCTATTAGTTAATAGCTACGTTGGCCATCGACCAAGCACCGGCATAAGTAGTACCAGCATCAAACGTGGTAAACGTAAATATATCACGTCGGTTAACTGTTGTTGTCAGTACGGGTGCAGTTCCATAAGACCACCTAACCGCTGCAGGCCACGTTACAGTTCTGCTACCAGCGGAATCTTGCTGCACAACTATAGTTAGGGTCTGCATCTTACCAACACCAGGAGGGTTATTAAATGTAAAAGTTGGATTTCCACTTAATACGATACTAAAATTACTAAACAATGACCAATCAAAATTAACTGTACTTGCATAAGTGACGGCAGTTATAGTCTCTGCGCCTGTTCCAAAACCATTTGTTGAGTTGGCATAACTTCGATCGTTGCTGAATGTACTGATCGATGGTGGAGAACCCTGCAAGCCGGACCAGAGAGTATTTGCAGGAGTAAAGTTTAACTGACCAGCAACTGAGCTTGATACAGTTAAAGATCCACCAGTAGCAGTAGTTGGTGCAGTCGTTAATACAGTAGTAATAGCGTTGGCAGAACCAATAATAAGCGGCCCTGTAGTTACTGTGAGTGGGGCATTAAAGGTAAAACCACCACCGCTTAACGTTAGAGTCTTTGCAACACCAGTGCCATTACCAAAATATAGAGTTCCTGTTGAAGGAGAACCAGTCGTGTATATATCGACCGGACCGGTAAAGATACCACCACCAAATGTAGGCGTTGATGACGTATTGACACTCTGGTTAAGAGGGAAGTTAGTTATGTTATTAGCACTTCCAGAGAAAGAAGTAGAGTTGATAGTGGAGTTAACGGTAGAGTTACCTATGACAATAACACCAGCACCTGCTGCATTATTACCGACTCTAACCGAGCTGTTATAGTTAATTGTGAGAAAATGACCAGGCTGAGCTGTAGCTGACACACCAACAATGCTAACTGGATTTAAACCATCAGACGTAGTTGACAGCGCGGTCGAAACATCATTACCCCATATAGCGTAGTAAGTCTGTGTCGGTGTTAAGCCTGTAATAGCAGTGTTACTAGTACCTATCGTATAAGTTAAAGCGTCACCTGTATCGAGAAGACCAGCAATACCAGGAACATATAAGCGGCTTCTATTATCAAGACCACCTGTATACCATGTTGCAGAAGTAGCTCCTCCAGCAACAGACTGTACTAGAGTCATTGCCGTATCACTCGTGATAGACTTAACAGTATACCACACAGGTGGTGCTGCTGCGGGATTAAGTGTTATAACAGTACCGAGAGGTAGTTGCTTAAACAGTGTACCTGATCCGACTACAGTCTGTGTTCCTGCCGGGATAGATATTGTTCCAGTGGCTAACGCTGCAGCTATAGTATTTGCAGTCGTAGTACTTACCTTAACATTTCCTGTAAGCGCGGTGGCATTACCTGAGAAGGTATATGTAGAAGGTGGAATTATTGCTGATAGTGTATTGGCATTTAAATATGTTACGTTTGCCGTATTAAGTATAGCATTGCTTGACCAGTAAGGAGCAAACGTTCCTGTTCCGGTAGCAGTTAAGATCTGGTTAGTGAGACCATTACTAACTGCCGTGTCTCCAGAAACAGTAATTGCCCCGCCGATATTAGCCCCTGCTGTCGTGACAAGATCACCGTTAATATCAACAAGAGCTCTCGGTGTAGTGGTATTAAATCCGGTGTTACCAGCAACATACAGCGCGTCACTTAAAGCTCTTGCAGCAGTTGGGGGAGCAGTACCAATACCGACACCACTAGGGCCAACATTGAATTGTCTAAACTGATAACTCGTCTTATCAGCCGAGTCTGTAGTGATGAATCTATAAGAATTCCAAGTAGCAGACGTAGCACCTGATGCTAAATTTTGATATAAGAATAAAGTATTAGACGATGCAGTACCGAATGGATTATCAATCTCAACATAAGCAGCTGGACTTGATGTTCCATGACCAGTATTACCGGTAGATGTTACGTATAGTGTTGTTCCTACTTGGAAAGCATTACCACCTATAGTCGCTCCGTTTGCACCAATCTTTGTACTACCAGCAGTATTTGATACCCACAGTACCGAGTTAGATGTGACTGTAGTATTACCGGCTATAAATCCAGAATAAGAATGTGTTACGTTACCGACAGTAGTACTAGTTCCACCTAGTGTAATAGCTGCTGTGTTGATAACTGTGTTTGTTACTGTTGAGTTACCAAAATAAGCTGTACCCTGAACAGAGGCATTACCAAAGAAAGTGTTAACAGCTGTAAAGTTTAAGTTACCCGAGAGAACACGACTATCTGTATTTTGTACATAACTTGCAGCAGCAACACCGCCAAGCTTTTGCGAGTCACCAACCGTAATACCTGGCTGAGCAGAAGCTAGTGTTCCATATAGTGTAGTTGCATACACCGTTTTCCATGTTTGTGTCGGAGAACCAAGATTTATTGTACCGGTACTTAAAGGCGATACATCTACACTTGAAAGCCAAGCGTTGTTTGATGAGTTAAATAATAAGCTGGCATATGTTGTAGCAAGGGCGCCAGTTGTAAAATCTGTATTGCCGACGATAACGCCAGATCCGTTAGCGTCTCCGATTGCGGTGGATCCATCGGCAAGAATGAGTGTATGATCTTTAGTTGATATACTAACGTTATTAATGACTGTGCACGAATAAGTAGTTGTAATATTACCTATAACAACAAGATTACCGGAAATATAGACATTACCGTTAATATTAGCCCATGCTAAGTTAGCTAGACCCGTCGACTCAAGATAAGATGTCTTAACGTTACCAGATAAAGCATACAAACCGGACGAGTTAGACACTGTAGACACTGTGCCATTAGTAACGGTGAATGTTGGATTAACAGTCAACGCCGCCATAGTAAAGTTACCAGTCGTATTGACTGTATTAACTGGAGCATAAGCCCAAGCTAGAGTACCAGCATTAATGTTTGTAGCATTACGATAATAGCTTGCTAGCTGACCATTTAAATATGTCGCGTTATTAGCAGCGCCGCTAAACCCGGTTGTGTTGATAGTAACATTAACCGTTGAGTTACCAAGTGATATGATACTGCTATTGACAGTTGTACCATTAGACGACGAGTTAATTGTATTAAAGAATACTGTTGGTGTGACTGTATCATTACCGAAGTAGTTATTTGCTGCGGTAAGATTTAAATTACCGGTCATCGTAAAGTTACCGGTAGTGTTTACTGTGTTAATTGCTTGATACGCCCATGCCAGTGTACCAGCATTGATGTTGGTAGCATTACGGTAGTAAGATCCTGGCTGGCTGTTAAGATTAGTAGAGTTGGCTGACGTGCCACTATAGTTAGCCGACGTCAGTATACCGGTAACGGTAGTGTTAGAGAGGGTAAGTGTCAGGGTATTAGTGGTCGGCGAGGTAAAGACCGCATTGACGGTGGTATTACCTACGTGGACCTCTGTTGAGTTGGCTGTAAAGGTAGTGTTTACTACTAGGCCATTCTTAACGACAAAATCTTTATCTGACATCTGGTTCCCTCTCCCGCAGAGTTATTTTGACTATTTATAATCATTCCGCATTAATGATAGCGGTAGATGTCTCTTTATCTATTGTCATAATACCATAACAGCAAAAGTTCCAATCATCATTTCCCATCCCGTCTCCGGAGACTTCATCATGCACGGGTACGTTCATCTTAACATGCTTGAAGATGAATTCTTTATCATTCTCAAAGACTCTCCAGACATGGTCCAAAGTCCCCCTTCCAGGTTTCCCCTTAGATTTATTAAATCTTATTAGATACTTATTCATATTATTGTTGCTTGTGATGGCTCATAGTTAATACGATCACCGATATATCTAGCTGTCACATCAAAATGAATCATTCTAAATGGCTCGTTAGACTCGTTCTTTGTAAACGAGTGTGGTAACCATGAATTAGTAAAGACTAGCATCCCTGGATTTGGTGTAAAGTTAACCATTTTACTTGCATAAGTGATGTCGTTTGTATTTTTTTCTGGAAGAAATACATACTCTTTAACTGACCTAGGCTCGTGTATAACAAGCCTACAAGAATTTTCAGGGCAATCTAAAAAATAGAAACCAGATAACATTGATCCATGTATATGTCTTTCATGTCCGGAATGTTTTTGATGCTCTTGACACCAAAAGTCATCCATAAAAGTACCAAAATTACGCATGTCATAACCCTGGCTATCGAGTATATCCCATGACATATCTAGAATAAACTTAGACAGATCTTTAACGTCCTCATGGTCATCAAAATTATTCGTATTATATAGAGGATATATGTCATTAGCAACTTGCTCCTTTTTAACAGAGTCAAGAAGTTCATATGATATCTTTTTAGCAGAGGCTAAAAACTCAGGTTTATTCACCATATAGATGGGACTAGAAAAATAGAACCAACTATCAAAATTGTTAAACATAATAATCCTCCATGATATATTAATTATATATCAAAATGGAAAGGCTTTATCCGTGATGCTTCTTGAATTATTGATAGCAATGATCTTGTTAGCTATGTCTTCCTCGATACCGGCAACATCAAGATGCCCGTCAGTCCACTCGTCAAGAAGCTCTTTAGTTAGATCCTCAAACACGACAAAAGTCTCTGGATCAGGGTCTGTCAAGTCAACACGCATATTAATAGATGCAGTAGCTGTACCGTCAGTTCCGGTAATGAGACACTGAAAGGACTGCACTACGTCTTTAAGATCGCCGACATCCTTGACCATAGATCCTGTGTATGTTCTTGTATATGTTACAGTCATGTTAGACTCCTATTGCGTGATAGTATACTGTGCTCGATGTAGCACTGTTGGTGGTGACAGTAGCCGTAGTATTATTTGCACCACTAAGCCAGACAAATGCGGTACTGACAGTTCCACTAACTGTTACGTTATAAAGTGTAGTAAACGCACTAGCAAATGTACCGACAACACCCAAGCTGTTTGCCGAGATCGATCCCCAATTCATCTTGATACCGTTTGGAAGCACCGTGTAACCAGTAGCTGCTGCTGTAACTTTACCACCGATATAGACGCCAGCTGTATTAATTGTCGCGTTACTAGTATTGTTGCCAACAAAAAGAGCAGAAGTATTAACAACAGCACCACCTGTACCGGTAGTAGTTGCAGCTGCTACAGGATTGATAGTTATAGTAGAAGTACTATGAAGTGCGTTAATGGTGTTATTTCCGGCAAAGAATGACGACGTGTTAACTTTACCACCACCTGTACCGGTACCAATAGCAGTACCAACAAGTAAAGTAGATCCTTCTGATGTATTGTACGTTCCATTCCAATAAAGATTAGCTGCGTTATTTCCAGCAAACAGTACCGGTCCGCCACCAGTTGAATTGAATTGCAGAGCGCCAGAACCAGTCGTATTAGAAGGCGATATACCAGTATAAAATATACTGGCACCACCACCAGATTGACCCATTGTGAAGTTAGATGGTGCTGCTGAAACATATGTAGCTGTATTTCCTATGAAATAACCTGAGCTTGTAATATACACGCCACCTTGGCCAGTAGTATTAGCTGAAGCTGTTTGATTGATTCTCAATTCAACAGAACTGATACTTGCGTTGACTGTGCTGTTACCAACGAACAAGCTGCCGGTGCCGTCACGCGTGATCTGCACGCTGCCCAGCGTATTACCGACAAAGATAGTTGTACCAGTAATATTCACACCACCTGAGCCCGTAGTATTAGCGGAAGCTGTTGGATTAATTACCATGCTAGTTGTATTATGATACGAATTGACTGTGCTATTACCAACAAAAAAGCCTGTAGCACTGATATAGACGCCACCAGTACCAGCTCCGTTTGCAGTTGCAACTGGATTAATTGCCAACGATGTTGAGTTGATCCAACCATTAACTGTAGTGTTACCAAACTGAACTGCATACGCGTTAACGTTAAAGCTACCAGGACCAGACGCGTTTGAGAATCCTACAGCTTGGATGAACGGGTTATTTGCAGCATTGGTGCCTGATGTGTAGAAGTTTATATAGTTTGTACTGTTACCTAACTGGATAGCAGAGGTATTTACATTATATAGGTTTTGAGCAACAGCAAAGACACCTGATCCTTGAGGGAACCACTGAGTAGCGCCACCTGGACCGTTCTGCCCGCCGTCAAATCCTAGAGTAAATATCGGTCCAACTTCAGCAACACCACCAGAGACTGGAGTCATAAAGATAGCAGTACTATTGCCAACCGCGCCGTTACGGAAGATACGAATACTAGATCCGTTGGCCTGGAATTTAGAAGCCGTGTTACCATAATATATTGCAGTGGTGTCAACCGTGAAACCACCAACACCAGTAGTCAATCCAGTACCACCGTTTAGCGCGATAGAAGATCCGGAGTTAACCCAAGCATTTGATACGGCGTTTCCTATAAAGAAAGCAATACTATTGATGAGCGCGCCGCCAGATCCAGTATTTCTAGAATCAGAGGTTGGGTTTATATAAATCTGAGATGTTGAATGATAACCATTGACTGTACTATTACCAACATACATAACACTACCGTTATGAACACCTCCTCCTAAACCAGTTCCAGTACCACTTATAGTTAAAGTAGGCGCCGGTGTTGCAGACATCTGTACGTTACCGCCGGTGTTACCTATTGATAAGAAATATCCGTTAGCTATAAAACCGCCGGATCCAGTATTTCTGGCATCAGAGGTTGGGTTTAAATACCACTGAACGACGTCAAAATAAGCGTTGATGATGTTGTTACCAATCAGCACTACGCCAGACTGTGTACCGCCACCGCCACCTACTTTTATACCACCAGTACCGGTAGTTGTTGCTGTACCACCACCAAAAAGTATAGCAGTCGTGTTTACGGATATATTCGCTGCGGTGTTGCCTATGAATAACTGATTACCTGTACCAAAGAAACCACCGGTACCAGTAGTGTTGGCAAGAGGACCACCTATAGTGATTGCTGTAGTATTAACAGTGGTGTTTGTTGCGGCGTTACCAAGGAACAAAGTACTAGCATTTGCAAATAAACCACCAGATCCAGTATTTCTTGCATCAGCAGTTGGATTAATTGTTATTGCCGATGTATTATGAGTAGCATTGATTGTATTATTTCCAAGGAATAATACAGACGCGTTAACAACGGCTCCGCCAGTTCCTGTAGTAGTACCAGTACCAGCACCAATAACTATCGAGCTCGTATTGTGAACAGAGTTAATCGAATTATTACCAAGAAATATAGTGCCACCACCGATTAAGTTAGCTTGAAGACCGCCTGTGCCGGTAGTTGCAGTAGTAGTACTGCCAATCATTACCTGGGCGCCGGTAGACGTATGTGTAATTGATATATTAGCGGCGGCGTTACCGATGAATAATCCGGTATTAATAACACCAGGTCCGGCAAACAATGCAGCACCGCCTGTACCAGAAGTATTTGCAGTACCACCACCTATGACCATTGCTATAGTATTGACTGTTACGTTAGCTGCATTGTTACCAAGGAACATACCGATCGTAGGATTTAACCAGAAACCACCGTTACCTGTGGTGTTTGCAGCCGCAGTGGGTATGACTGTTATCTGTGATGTTGTTAGAGACGCTCCAATTGTAGAGTTACCTAATACCACTTGAGAGGCGTTGGCCAAGAAACCACCGGTGCCGGTACTTAAAGCAACTGCACCGCCGATTAAGAAGTTAGCGCCGGCACCGATGTTTACTGTAGGAGTGGTTCCTGTCGTACTAATAGAGACGTTACCTGCACTATTTCCAATATACAATGTTGAACCGGTAGCATATAAACCACCAGTACCTGTAGTATTTGCTGCGACTGTACCATTAATATATAAAGCAGTTGTACTGTATGCGGCGTTAACGGTATTGTTTCCAACTGCCATCGCCGACGCTGTAGCGGAGAACGCTCCGGTACCAGTGGTTGAATTGACGCCGCCTGTTATAGATATTGTATTTGTAAAAGCGTACTGCGCAGATAGATTGGCGTACGCAGTAAGTGCTGTGGAACCAATAAACACACCAGTAGTATTCATAGTAGCATTTGATAATGTATTACCAAGATAAATGCTGGATCCAGTAGCATATAAACCACCTGTGCCTGTGGCATTCGCGCCTAGACTGATACTCGATGGTGTTATCTGGGTGTTGCTTAAAGTGTTAGCAAGGGATATAGTAGCTGTTATCTGAGTGGTAGTAGAGTTACCGATGGTGATTGCACCGGTGTTTGCTATTGATACAGTGGGTAGTGTAGTAGCGTTACCGGTATAAACAATAGAAGTAGTGTTCAATGTTAAGTTCGTATTAACGTTGACTTGTGTGTCAACGTTCGCTATGCCGTATATCCTGGTGCCACCGAGTAGATTTGCCATTTAACTATCCCTAAAAGATTTACGCTAGAGTTCCATCTGCAGTGAATACGTGCACTACGTTGGCTCCGACTATGTATGTGTTACCGCCGCTAAACAGCTGTGGTAATGGATATGATATGACGACTATACCAGATCCACCGGTGTTTGCAGGAAGTGAAGTATTTGTATTACTAAAACCACCGCCACCACCGCCACTACCAGTATTTATAGCACCTGCAGTAGATGACTGATTGTTGCCAGTAGAGTTACCACCAGATGAACCAAAGACGCCTGCGCCTTGGCCACCAACACCCGAAGATCCACCAGCCCCTGGCTGAAAGTTTGTTGTAGTATTACCCTGACCTGATGGAGTATAATCGGTACCACCACCTCCACCTGCAGCATAGATAACTGATGTACCAGTTATAGAACTAGATACACCGTTACCACCCGGGCCTCCGATGCCAACTAAAGTGTTATTAAATGATCTTGTCTGGGATGCATCACCGCCATTGGCAGAAGCTCCTCCTCCACCCGCAGCTGACCTATTAGCAGTAAGTGAGTTCCACGAACCACCTCTATTACCCTGACCTAATGTATTAGCACCGCCTGTCATACTAGCATTAAGAGAAGTACCAGCTGCACCACCACCAGAACCACCTTGATAACTTACCGGTGTATCATAACTCGAACCCGCACCACCACCTATCGCAGTATAACTACCAAATACAGAGTTTGTTCCGTTTGCCCCTACCGCACCACCACTTCCTACAATTACAGAATAAACAACCCCTGTTAATAAGTTAGCAGTTGAGTTAACAGATATTAAGCCACCAGCACCGCCTCCTCCGGTACTTATAGAGCCATTAACAGATCCGCCACCGCCACCGCCAGCAACTACTAGCACAGAGGCCCCGGTAACTAGCTGTCCTTTCTGGTATGTGACTTCATCGAATATACCGGCTACCTGAAAGTTACCGTTGGGATAGAGTCTATTTGCAATATTTACAGATGAGTTAGCTAGAAGACCACCTATAGGGATCGTGTACCCACCAGGTACAGTAGTATTTGACACCGCATTAAAATTATTAATCGTGTATTGATTAGGACTATTGTCTATGATAGTAGCCGACTGACACGTAAGTAAGGCAGTGTTAGGTACTTTGTAAAGTGGAAATACGGGCGTAAAGTTACTATTATATATCGCTACTCCATTTACAAGTCTCGTATTGGATATATTACCTACAAAATACTGTGCGCTAATGATAGCATTAGCAGTAGATCCTATAAGCCAAGGCGATGTACCACCGCCTATTGAAGTTAAATTAATAGTATTACTTGCAACTAATACTCCGTCAAGGTACAGCTGTAGGGTTGTATTTGTTCTAGTAACAGCGGCATGGTGCCAAACATTATTTGCAATGATAGTATTAGAGAACAGAGAGGTATAAGAGGGACCAGCCGAATTACCGACAAAGCAGTTAATAGTATTTGCGTCAGATGATCCTGGCTGGTTTCCGGAACCAAAAGCGCCTATGACTAGAAAGAATCCATCAGACCAAGTAGAAGATCCTGGGTTAACATCCTTCGATATTATTGGGTGAACACTATTACTTGTTCCCTGCCAATTGAACCACGTCTCGACCGTCCAGTTTGACTGCGAACTGTTTAATAGGTCTATAGATCCGTTGGCAACATATGGCACTGATATGTACGAGTTACTGCCGGTAAAGTAGTCACTATAAGATGCGCCTGCTACAGTCGTCGGTATCACCTCATCAAATAAACCTTTAATCAAAAAGTTACCGTTACTATAGACTTTTGAAGATGTACCAATAGAGACAGTTACGTCATTTGATAGTGCAACCAGAGATGTATTGACATTCGTGGTAGTTATGTTTAACGGACCTACGTCAGAGACTGGTAGGGATTTATATGCTGATAGATAATACTGAGTGTTAGCTGAACTGATATTAGTGGTAATTGTCGAGGGTGTAAAGTTTGCTGAATATTTCACGCCTTTTGATATAGAGTAATTTGCTATAGCTAAAGGGCCACCGACAGTCAGCGTTGTTAAGTTACTAGCAGCGTGTGTACCAATAAGTGGGGTGATGTTAGGATTACTAGTAACAAAGGATAAATTTCCAGTCTGGGTACCGGTAACACTGAGACCGTTTATATAAGTCGCAACAGTTGTTCCATTAAATGTCATGGCCATGTGATTCCACACACCAGGAACAAAAACACTATTAGCGGTTATATGCTGTAGAGCAGGTGTAGCAGTTAAATTATATACGTTGAGTGTTATTCTGTTATTTACATTTCCATCAAGACGTATGTCGGCTCCTGTAGGATTTGCTAAAGCAGTAAGATAATCAGAAAATAAAAATGAAGCAGTTGTATTAGAAGACTTGTTAAACCAAGTTTCAAATGTCCACGTTTGACCATTTGATAGAAGATTAAGAGAGGCATTTGCCAGATATATAAAGCTGTTGGCCGCGGGTCCGCCGCCGACACCTATGGCATAAGTTAAATTTACCTCATCGAGTATACCCGATACGGCAAAGTTACCATTACTAAAAACTTTAGAAGTTGTAGCCATTATCCAAATACCGTGTCAAGTGATCCTGTAGTTGCGTTATAGTACGTGTATGCTTGGTTAGCCCCTGTAGAGTTAGCAAAACCGACACGAGCTGCTGTATATATGTTACCGTTTGCGCCTATCCCACCAAGAGTAGTGATGGCCCCAGAGTTGGAGTTGACTGACGCGGTCGTGTTGGTGAAGGCATAGCTTGATGCCAGATTGACTGAACCACCACCCGTTGCTGTCGACCAGTAAGCGTTGCTGCTGCCGTTTGAGGTTAATACCTGACCCGCAGTTCCGTTCGAGCCGTTGAGCTGAACCACACTGTTCGCGCCAAGTATACCGTTATGCGTGGTTGTATTGCTGAACGATATTGTATTTGTGAAGGCATACTGAGCGGCTACGTTAACTGACGCTGCACCAGGTGATGACCAATAGACGTTGCTCGTACCGTTTGACGTTAAGTATTGACCGGCTGTGCCTGAGTTACCACCAGCAATAACTGCGGCATTTACTGTCAAGTTAGCAGTGTGTAATGCTAAGTTACTAAATGTAACAGTATTACTATATGACTGTGTTCCATTATATGTAAAGTTTGCAGTCGTATTGACAACGTTTGTTAATGCAGTGCTAAGATAAGTGTTTGTAACAAATGTAGATAAGCCATAACCACCAAAGTATAGTGAGTTGTTTGACGTGCCGCTGAATGACGTAACAGTACTATTAGTGCTTATTGCGGCGTTGACTGTGGCACTACCAAACGTGATAGTATTACTAAATGTAGTTGTATTACTAAAAGTTTGTGAAGCATTTAAAAGTGCTATGTTTGTATTAGTATAGGCAATTGCGTTGGCATATGCTTGTGCAGCATTACCTGAATAAGCAATTGCGTTAGCATACGCTAGTGCAGCGTTGCCAGAATACGCAATGGCATTGGCATAAGCCAGTGCTGCGTTGCCAGAATAAGCTATCGCGTTGCTGTAGGCGTTGTCGGCCTTATTACCTGCATACGTGACGGCGTTGCTGTATGCGTTGGCAGCTTTATTGTCTGCATAAGTTACTGCATTGGCATAAGCCAGTGCTGCGTTGCCAGAATAAGCTATAGCATTTGAGTAAGCATTTGATGAGCGATCGATGAGTTGCTGTGCCGTGTTACCATTCAGTGTCGACGAATCGGTAGCAATAGTTGACCAGTAAACGTTGGCTGTGCCATTAGACGTAAGAACTTGACCGGCTGTACCTTGGCTGCCAGTAGAATCATAGACCGATATACCAGGATTAATCTTAACATTCGCGTTAAGCGAGAGGGCAGTGTTTGTGCTAGGAAGAGGCCCATAAGTTCCTGCATTTAATACGCCGCCGTTATTTGTCGTAACAATGCTATATAGCCCAGCATCAGTGAAAACGTTGCTAGTAAAGAGAAGTATCTGGGTGCCGGTAATTGCAGTTAGATGCGTCGTTGGTGGTGTAAATCCAGAAAGCGAGTAGACTGTATTACTGGTAGTAACTCTGAAGTCTATTATCTTATATGAACCAGCGCCGCTTGTTGTTGAATAGAACTTCAAGCCGCCAGTATTAAGTGTACCGTTCTGTGTAGCACCACCGCTACCACCCTTACCGCCGTGTGTAGGTGTAGCAGTTGGGGTTATAAATGTGCTGCTGGTGTACCACGTTGCAGGTGAACCATCCACGAACAGGTATGTCTGGCTACCAGTACCAATATAAGCTATGTGATGCCAAGTGTTTGCAGCTATGCTAAACCCACCGGCATATTCAGTGACATACGCGTAGTTTCCAATATACGCGCCATTATTAGCAATTTGGAAAACAAGACCATCTGGGCTTGGAGCTAATAGAACTGAAGTAGGCGTAGTATTAGTTGTAGGGAAGTTAACCCAGAATTCTAAGCAGTAACTATTGCCAACGCTGGATACTGTATTAGAGAAACCAGCTGTAAGATTAGCAGTTCCAGTGAAGGAAAATACGTTGGCCAGTGTTAACGACGTGGTATTTACAGTCAGCACATTAGTAAGATATGCGTTACTAACATATGCATTACTTAGCGCGCCGTTAAGATATATCGAGTTATTAGACGTACCGCTAAACGATGTTACACTGCTATTTGTACTTATTATTGCATTGACGGTGGCATTACCAAATGAGATTGTGTTACTGAAACTCTGAGTATTAGTCCAAGCATATTGTGCAGCAACGTTCGTGTTGATAAGCTGTGTGCCGCCAACATAAAAACCAGTGGTATTGATAAGAGCATTTGATGTGTTATTACCGACAAATATTGTTGTTAAGTTGGCAGTAAGACCACCTGTTCCAGTTGTCGTCAGAGATCCACCACCCATTGTGAGAGTGGTAGGTGACAGTGTAGAGTTGACCGTGTTGTTACCCATAGATAACAGGTTATTAGCAAATGCCAGAGTGCCTGTGCCGGTTGTAGCCGCGGTGCCACCGGTTATCTTGATCTCAGAGTTAACTGTAACGTTTGCAGCAAATGTGTGTATATTTGTCCAAGCGTATGTGGCGTCTACGTTAACAACAGCCGCGGCGGGTGATGTCCAGTAAGGAGCTCCAGTGTCGCCGTTGCTCGTCAAGAAGTATCCGAGAGTGCCGTTGCTTCCTGTTAGTGCTATAGCACCATTGATAGCTAGAGTCGCATTAGTCTGTACGTTACCGGTAAATGTTGTTCCAGTCTTGAGCGCTATGTTTGTATTAGTATATGATATAGCATTTGAGTATGCATTATCAGCTTTATTACCGGCATATGTTACGGCATTCGAGTAGGCATTTGATGAGCGGTCAATAAGTTGCTGAGCTGTATTGCCACCGAGTGTTAACGCGTCTGTGGATGCAGATGACCAGTAAACATTAGCAGCACCATTAGATGTGAGAACTTGCCCAGCAGTACCCTGGCTGTCAGTCGAGTCATAGATAGCAATTCCTGTATTAATTTTAACGTTAGATGTAAGTCTTAACGCAACGTTTGCACTAGGAAGCGGACCCACGACTGTAGGGGTTACAGTACCACCATTATTTGTAACACTCAGGCTATATGGACCGGCATCCGTGAAAGTATTGCTCGTGAATAGCAATACTTGGGTTCCGGTTATAGATGTCAGGTGCGAGGTCGGGGGTGTAAATCCAGAAAGCGCGTAGACTGTATTGCCTGTAGTAATTCTAAAGTCTATTATATCAAAAGCGCCGGCACCAACAGCATATCCTGACGAGAGACTTAAAGGTGAAAGTGCTAATATACCATTCTGTGTATAGCCACCCTGTCCGCCCTTACCACCATGTGTAGGTGTCGCAGTCGGAGTAGCATAAGAGTTACTAGTATACCATGTTGCACGAACACCGTCTACATAGAAGTACGTGTAGTTGCCAGTGCCTATATAAGCATAGTGGTGCCAAGTATTAGCTGCCACATTAAATCCACCTGGGAATTCTGTCGTATAGCCACTTTCTGAGATGGTAGCACCATTGTTTGCAATAGCTATTTGTAGTGAGCTAACACCGCCAGTAGTTATATTTGTAGCACTACTATTAGTTGTGGCAAATCTAACCCAGAATTCTAAGCAGTAACTATTACCGACACTCGTGACAGTATTAGCAATAGTGACTCTAACGTTAGATGTACCGCTGAGTGAGAATACGTTAGCAAATGTCTCGGAACCAGTCTGTACATACATTGACTGGGTAAGGTACGAGTTACTAACATATGCGTTAGGATTTAAACCGTTAAGGTACAGTGAGTTATTGGCTGTTCCAGAGAATGCCGTTGAGTTAACAACAGAGTTAACTGTTGAGTTACCAATTGTAAGACCAGATACGTCTAGAGTTACACTCGCAGTAGTATTTGATATAAACACACCATTATTAGATATGTCTGTATTAACAGTAGTATTACCAATCGAGAGGTTACCAACGGTTACTGCAATCGAGTCTGCTGAAAGATCAGCAGCCGTAGACATAGATGTCCAGTACGCGCCACCAGTACTATTTGATGTTAGAACCTGCGCGCTAGTACCGATGGATCCATTAGCAATAATATTTCTAATATAAGCATTAGACCATATTCTGGTTGCAGCACCAAGATTTAAACTATTCGTACTAGGCGTGATATTGACGTTAGACTGCCAAGAAGTTGTTGGATCATCAAACACAAGGTTAGCCGATGTGCCAGCCACGATACCGGCGCCATCTGTCAACATACTATTGGCTGCACTATTTGCAAAGATGATGTTAAGATCGTTTGTAGTTATCACTGTCGAGTTGACAAACGTAGTAGTTCCGGCAAGGATAAGATTACCAGTAACTGTCAGGTTTTTATCGATAGTAACGTTGCCAGTAAACTTAGTAGATGTCGTATTAAATGCCGTGCTGTTAATTGTCGTATTAACAGTAGAGTTACCAATCTTAAGCTCGGAGCCGGTGAAAGAACCACTATTGACATAGAAACCATTTGTATTAGCAGAAATGTATACAGTTCCGTTACCTGCATAGAATCCACTGTCATTTGCAGTAAAGCCGCCGCCTTGGTCTGAAGGATTAACAGCTGTGATATATGGGCTGTTGGCACCGATAGAGAAGTTCATATAGTTAGAGCTATTACCTAACTGTATAAATGAGGTGTTAACACTGAATATATTAGAGCCTAAAGCAAAAGAACTACCTTGCGGGAAGTATGCAGTTCCTCCACCACCACCGTTACCCATGTGGTCATTAAATCCAAGACCAAAGAATGGTCCGACACCGGTGGATCCACCTGGATTTTGAGCAATGAATATATCAAGGGCGGTCGTGCCGTTTGTTATATAAACTGATTGGTTATTAACAGTGACATTTGTTGTACTTGCTAGGCCACCAACAGTTATGTCATTATTAACAATACTATGGTTGGCGTAGAGGTTATTAGTCTTTACGTTAGATGCCGTAATAGGTGGAGACGCGCCGTTGATATAGAAGCCAGTAGTATTAGCTACCACATTAGATGTAGTATTACCAGCATAGAATCCTAACTCATTTGCAGTAAAACCACCTCCAGCAGAATCTGGGATTACAAACTTAATAGATGGGTTATTATTAACAGACAAGTTCATATAGTTGGTAGTATTACCTAACTGCATGAATGATGTATTAACTATGAATACATTCCAGCTTACGCCAAAGCCACCACCCTGTGGGAAGTATGCCGTAGATCCTCCTGGGCCTTGACCTACACGGTTATCAAATCCAATAGTAAATAGAGGTCCCGCGTTTGTGTCAGGAAGCATCATGAAGCTATACTCATGGGAGCTACCATTTGACATGCGGAATATAGAAGAGTTAACAACTGTATTGACAGTATTACCTATAGACAAACTACTTAAATTTAATGTAGTAGATGTTAGAGTATTACTGATAAAGATACCAGTATTAGATATATCGGTGTTATTAGTAGTATTACCAATTGATAGATTACCAACACTGATAGTCATGGCGTCAGCTGCTAGGTTACCTACACCTGTTCCCCAGTATACTCCGCCAGTTGAGTTAGTAGTTAGTATCTGACCGTTTGTTCCAGCTGCACCGTTAGCAATAAGCTTGCTAACAGATACATTTGTAGTAGCTAGACTATTACTATTAATTGTCGTGTTGACAGTTGAGTTACCTATAGCAATTGTAGATAAATTTACTGTCGTTGTTGACGTAGAGTTACTAATGAAGATACCAACATTAGACATGTCAGTGTTAACTGTAGAATTACCTATCGATAGGTTACCAACACTGATAGTCATAGCAGATGCGGCTAAGTTACCAACACCGGTTGACCAGTATACTCCACCGGTCGAGTTGGTAGTTAGTATCTGACCGTTTGTTCCGAGTGATCCGTTTGCAACCAGAGTATTTGCAACTATATTAGCGTTGAATACGACATTACCGGTAAATGTAGTGCCTGCCTTGAGGGCATAGCTTGCAATATCTACAGCAGGTGACCAGTATGGAGAACCAGTTGAGCCATTTGATGTCAGTATTTGACCAGCAGTACCATTGCTACCATTTGCATTTAATGGAATACCAGATATTGTAACTCTCGAATTATTAGCAACAAACTTGGTGCCGACAGAATGAGTGGCTGCGTTTACTGAGCCACTAGTGAAAACACCAGCAGTATTTGCAGAAGTATAGTTACTAATAGTAAATGGAGATAGTGATGAATATGATGGTGTACCCGATGCAGTTATAGTAATCGGAGTATAGTTAGAATTAGTATCTGTGAGATATGTATCGGCTGTAGTTTGTAAGAGAAGTAACTCAGTATAAGCGATCGTACTTAATGGTAATATCGATGGAGTAAAGTTACTTGTATAAACAGGAACAGACCATGTATATCTGATATTAGAGATATAACCATTAAAATATGTTGAGTTCATTGAACCGGCAATGAACGTAGTATCTGAGAAAGTATAGTTAGTTGAAGTAGTGGCGACCGATGTACCATTAATATACAGCGTTAATGTGCCAGAATTTCTAACCAGCGCTACGTGATAAAAGTTATTAATAGCCGGAGGATTATAATAGGTGATAATATCACCAGCATTGTTTCTTACACCCCATCTAGCATTATTAACATATAACCAGAATCCAGTATTAGTTCCATCGCCATTCATTAATGAGATAACGCCAGGAGTATCACCACTACCGGCAAGGCTGCTAGCTCTAATCCATGCTTCCATGGTAAAGTCGCCGATACCCGCTGCTCCGGTACTAGTTCCAGGAGAGTGTGTTACTGTACCAGTGATGTAAGAGTTCGAACCGTTAAAGGCTATACTTCCACCAGCTGATATGCTTATATTAAGACCGGCCGTATTAAACGAGGTCGTATAGCCAGCTCCAGTAGCAGACATGCCCGAAGTATTAGTTGTAGAATTAACAGTCGAGTTACCGGTATTAAGGCCAGATAAGTTTAATGTCGTACTAGATGAAGAATTCTGAATGAATACTCCATTATTTGATACGTCAGTATTAGCTATAGTATTACCAATCGATAAATTACCAGCGCTGATAGTTATGGCATCTACTAAGAGATTGGCTGAACCTGTTCCCCAGTACACACCACCGGTCGAGTTGGTAGTTAGTACCTGACCATTAGTTCCAAGAGCACCGTTAGCAATAACAGTTTTAACTGTGACATTAGTAGTTTTTATACTATTGCTATTTGCCGTAGTATTAACAGTCGAGTTACCTATTGCGAATGTGGCTATATTCAGTGTCACAGTAGATGTTGTATTACTGATGAATACACCGGTATTAGATATGTCGGTATTGACAGTCGAGTTACCAATAGATAGATTACCGACACTAATAGCTATAGCTTCTGCAGATAGGTTGCCCACACCCGCAGACCAATATACTCCGCCGGTTGAGTTAGTTGTCAGTACCTGACCATTAGTTCCAAGATAGCCATTTGCTACTATAGTGTTAGCAACTATATTGGCATTAAATGTGACATCACCGGAGAAAGTTGCTCCCGTCTTAAGAGCAATACTTGTATTAGTGTAAGCTATAGCATTTGTGTAAGCAGTAGAAGCTTTACCATCTGCATAAGTTGCTGCATTGCTATAAGCAGTTGCCGCTTTAGTATCTGAATATGTTCTTAGTGTCGAGGCACTATTTCCATTAAGATAACTGGCGTTATTGGCAGTACCACTAAATGTTGTAGAGTTGATCGTTACATTTACGGTCGTATTACCTAGTGCGAAGGTAGATAGATTTAATGTAGTCGACGTTGTACTATTACTGATGAATATGCCAGTATTAGACATGTCAGTATTATTAGTAGAATTACCTACCGAGATATTTCCACTCGTGACAAAGATAGACTGTGCAGATAGATTACCTGTATTAATAGAGGCGGTTATACTTGTCCAATATACGTTACCGTTACCATTTGATGTTAGGAACTGACCAGCAAGTCCAGAGTTTCCACCGGCTATGATTGCGCCATTGGCTACTATGTTAGCAGTGTGTGTTACTGTACCAGTAAAGGTCGTGCCAGTCTTGAGTGCGATGTTTGTATTAGTATAAGAGATCGCATTGCTATAAGCATTGTCGGCTTTATTGCCAGCATATGTTACCGCGTTACTATAAGCATCAGCCGCCTTGTTGTCGGCATATGTTGTGGCATTCGAGTACGCCTGAGCAGCATTTCCTGAATAAGCAATTGCATTACTGTAGGCATTTGCAGCAGAAAGGTCAGCATAAGAGATAGCATTACTGTAAGCATTGGCCGCTTTGTTATTTGCATATGCTAGTATTGTAGATACGCTATTTCCACCCAGATAGCTACTGTTATTTGATGTTCCACTAAATGTTGTTGAGTTAATAGATACATTGACAGAAGTATTGCCGACTGTTATTACTGAGCTATTGACAAATACGTTGGCATTAAAAGTAGCCGTGCCGCTGAACGATGATACATTGATCGTGGCGTTATTAATCGTGGCGTTAGAGATTGTCGAAGACTTGGATACGATCTTCCATATATACTGATCGGCGAACCACTGGTAAGTGTATCCATTGGTCGTATATAGTTCACCGTTAGCGGTAGGGGTTGGAAATGACATCTATATGTACCTCACGCCGGTGGAAGAAAGTCGAACCAGTAACTATTAGTACCGTCATACACCCACATGTAAGGCTTACTGTCTGATACTAGGTACCAGATATCGCCATAGTTAGAGGTAGATGGTGCTGTGTTACTGGCGGTAAAGACAGTGGCCCAGGATGACGCTGTGCCATTCGAAGTTAGTTTTTGTCCGGCAGATCCATAAGAACCATTAATACTTATACCAGTATTAGTTACTACAGTGTTTACTGTAGAGTTGCCAACGGAGACGTGTCCATTACTGACCTCTACATTCTCTACTGTTAAGTTAGTTGGAGTGACAGACGACGTCCAATATATAGATGTTCCATTGGACGTAAGATAATTTCCATTACCACCAGCTGAACCATTAGCTATGATCATAGTTGAGTTAATAACTATGTTTGATGTCGAATTACCTATCTTAATAGAGTTATTTGATATTACTACATTGACTAGCGAGTTACCTACAGCTAGTCTTCCACCAGTTATACTTATAGAGTTTACTGATAAGTCTGATGGTGTTACGGCTGATGCCCAATAAACACCAGATCCATTTGATGATAAGAAAGTTCCAGACCCACCAAAGTCACCATTAGCATACAAGCCAATGTTATTTGCTATTCTTATAGCTGTTGTATTGACATATAGTGTATTAGCTACATTAAGTGTATTAGAGATAGTAGCATCGACAGAGCTAGTTACTTGTGAAGATAGTGCAAACGCCTCATAAGCCGCTGTATTGCTTATAAAAGTATTTTGTACGTAGTTGTTTGTTGTGACATAGTCACCATTAACTGCGATCGCAGTACTGGTCATAACACTGTTGACTGTACTATTACCGATCTGTAAGATCGATCCAAAGATCGCTACGTTACCTGGCTTGATTAATGTGTTAGCAGTGGAATTAGCTATGTAGATGGAGCTTGAGTTTACTGTAGCGTTGACAGTACTGTTACCGAGGAATATAGTATTGCCGACTGTTAGGCTGGTGAGATTTGATCCAACCTCGAAGGCTGCAGATCCATTTGATGAGAATAATTTATTATCTGTTAGATTAAGCGCCAACTCACCGGTACTGATATACTGAGTATTAGCAGAATTTGTCGTGTTGGGGACTCTTCCCGACACGGCTGTTCTTCTGATAATAATATTCAGTTTACTAGATGGCGGTGGCGACATATGTCATTCCTATCAACCGGTATATACCGAGGATTAAAAGTCTTCTTTTGTAGGTTTTGAAGCCCTCTTATTTAAAGAGGCTTCTAGCTTATTTATCTGCTGCTTTAGGTCCTCATTGTCGGCCGCCAGGGCTGCTGTGGCTTTCTTAGCTAGGTCGAGTTGAACTTGATATATGATCTCGTTCTTTGTCATTAACTCGACTCTAGCCGAAAGTTTTTCAATATAAAGGTTTACAAATTCTGAATCCATGATATAATAGTCCTATCACTGTTGAAATTAGAAGGTACCACCGTCAATTGTATCAGAGTACGCTGGTATGTTGTTTTTAATCATTAGGATCTGATCGTTAGCAGCTGCTATCGGAACAGATAGAGTAGTTAGAGTTGTTGATGACTGACCACCACCATCGTACGTGCCAGAGGCATACACGATGTCACCTGCAAGGTAAGTAGCAAGACCTGTACCACCAGAGTTGGCTGGAAGCGCACTGGAAAGATGAAGAGTATTAGCAGTGATCGCTACATTAACCGATGCATTTGCAGTAAGAGCAACGGTAGTTGAATTAGCTACAAATCCCTTACCGGTATCAAGGTAAGACATAAGTGTCGATAGATGATAACCTGCAGCAGTACCATCTACTACATACGGGGCTGTCATGCCCGGTTCTGTTGTAGTCGAGTAGAGGTGATACACAGCATTAGTAGCATCACCCATGGTGTGATCACGGAAGATACCTGAGTAGTAAGTAGTTGCATCTACTTTATACTGACCATAGAAACCAAAGTCAACAACATCGGCTGCATTGTTAGACGCGAGCTTAAGGTTGATGTCAGCGATTGCTACCTGAGTAGTATCAATTGTAGTTAGAGTACCTTGAACCGTCAGGTTACCCGTGATGATCGCGTCGCCATTAACACCTAGCGAGGTGGCGTTAACAGACGCAGCATTGAGGTAAGTTCCGGTTCCGAGATAGATACCAAGACTGTTAGCCGTTAAGTTACCATTGATCGTAAACGAAGCAGCATTGATAGTGCCGTTGGAGTATATATTATGCACCGTGATAGACGTTGCGTTGATGACCGTGTTAACGCTGCTGTTACCTACAGTTAAGGTACTATTAGCTGACAGGTTTTCCATGACAGCATAGCTTACTTCCTTTGTAGCAGTATCATAGAACAAGAAGTTGCTTGATCCATTGCTGCTACCGGCAACATTACGTATCGGATCAATAAAGAGACCGACAACTGACGCATCAAGATTTGCGCCGGATGCGTTAAGTATGATAGAGTTGTTGACTTGGTTGGTTCTACCTGCATAGACGCCGATTGCAATCGAGTTACTACCTTGATTGATCTGACCTGCATAGCGGCCGATTGCTACAGCGCCATACGCCTGAGTTGTTTGACCAGCACGATGACCTAAAGCGACGGCGTCTTGACCTTGTCTATCCTCACCAGCGGAACGTCCAACAGCAACTGCCTTGATACCCTGTGTATTTGCACCAGCATAGTAACCAATAGCCACAGCGCGCTCATTCTGAGAGTTGGCGCCGGCAAAGAAGCCCATAGCTATCGCTTGATATGTTTGATTTGCATGACCTGCGGTATCACCTATCGCTATAGCCTGATATCCTTGATTGGAATATCCTGAGCCAATACCCACAGCTACCGAATTATATCCTTGATTTGCATATCCAGCAGTTGCCCCTATAGATACTGCACCGATCTGTTGATTAGCAAAACCTGCAAAATAACCAATCGCTACAGCATTAGATCCTTGGAAAGAGTCAGCTGCTGCAGTACCAATAGCAACGGCATTTTGTCCTTGTCCGCCGAAGGTTACTAAGATTTGTCCGCTCGAGTTATCTAAAGCAGCTTGATTTACAGTATATGTTCCTGCAGATCCGCTGGTAATATAAGTACCAGGCGCTACGCCCGGGCCAGACACATAGACTTTCTTGTCATTATTATCGACATATAAACCAACAAAATAGTCTAACTCTCCGCCATCAGATGATACGTCGATGGTCCACGATGTAGATCCAACAGTGAATGTTGGATTGTAGTATACGTAATCAGAACCTTCCGAAGTATAATCGCCGATTGCGATCGAACCATATCCTTGACCTTCACCACCGGCAAAAATACCTATTGCAATTGCATTTGATTGCTGATTATATCTACCTGCCGAGTGACCAACTGCGATAGCCGAGTCACCCTGATATATCTGTCCAGAGTAAGGGCCAACCGCAACAGCGGCTGTGCCCTGTGACTCTAAAGCCGAGCGAGTACCAACAGCAACAGAGTCACTTGATTGATTCGATTGTCCGGCCTCATAGCCTACAGCAACCGACTCGCTGCCTTGATTATTATTACCAGAGAATTTACCAACCGCTACTGCGCGTTGACCCTGTTGAAAGGCGCCTGCGTTAGCACCGATAGCAACAGCACCTTCCTCTTGGCTTTCATTACCGGCATATGAACCGATAGCTATAGAATTTGCACCCTGAGTATTGGAAGCAGCATAGTTACCAATTGCCACGGCAGTGTTCATCTGGCTATTAGCACCAGCATGATTACCCATAGCTACGCTATATGCTCCTTGATTTAGCTCAGCTGCACTACGGCCGATTGCTACAGAGTCCCATAGCTGATTAACAGAACCAGAATTAGCACCGATCGCAACTGCATAGATATGCTGGTGATCGTAACCCGCAAATTGACCTATAGCAACAGCGCCTAAACGCTGATCGATTTGTCCAGTATTTGAACCAATAGCAATCGCGTAAGAGTTTTGATTAGTGTCACCCGCATACTGACCTATAGCTATTCTATTCTGATGACCTGCATCTCCATTATATGAACTACCAGTTGAAAGTATAACGTTATTATTAAATGCACTTAAATATGTGTTACTATCAGCAAAGTGAATGCTGTGGTTTGCTGTGCTTGTACCAAGTGATAGGGCATTAGTTGTCTTGTCAAAGGTAAATCCAGCAGTTGCATTAGCATAACCATCGTCGTTAAACTGTACTTGTGTATTAGTTCCAGCAATCGACGTGACATTTGCCCAGTAGAGACCGGTACCGTTGCTGTGAAGTGCTTGGTTTGCGGAGCCGAGCGACCCGTTAGCCGAGATAGCTATAGTGTTAATCGTACCATTAACCGTAAGAGTATTGCTTGACTTATTAAATACGAACGAAGTAGAACCATTTGCATAGCCAGAATCGTTATACGTAATCTGAGTATTAGCACCTGCAGCTCCAGCAACCGGAGAGTCCCAGTAAGTAGCTGTACCATTACTGTGAAGGACATATCCATTAGAGCCTATGCTTCCGTTAGCATAGATACCGGCTGTGAACTCGGCAGAACCCTTGACGATGAACGTTGCGTTGGCTGTGTCCGTAGTTCCGATAGCTACGTTACCGTATGCGTCAAAGCGCATACGCTCGTTAGCAGCCATAATTCCGCCAGTGAAGATCGAGACGTACTGGGCATTAGCCGTACCGATAACAAGAGCCGAGTTACCCGTGTAGATGTAAGATGTTCCAGCAGGTGTTATGGTAGAAGCAGCGTTAGAGTAGTTCGTACTAACAATACCCATGTCGATGAAGCTGGCGTAAGACTGGTCGTCGTTATAAGCAACCCAGTCAGACGAGGCCTCGATGCCGGTATTATCGTTGTGGATCATCGCCTGAACGTAGTTGTTCTGGTTACCTAGGTTCTCCTGAGTAGCTTTAAGGTCGGTGATGTATCCGGTCAATACGTATGAGGATGTGTTGCCAACCTTTAGGGTGCCGGCAATATTGTCATAGATCATGTTAGGAGCGCCGGCGATCGTATTAAAACCTGACGACTGGTCGTTGTACTGAATGGCTCCGTTAGATCCAGCAGAAGGAGCGCCGTTTGCGTACACACCACCTAAGAGGATCG